AAATTTAGTAGGGGTTTTTGTTTTAGGTGCTAACCACTTAAGCACACACAGCACTTTAAAATATATGGGGGGATTGTTGTAAAGTTGTCACATATACTCTTTCTTTAGTGTCTAAAAAATATAAAAATTATAGGTAGTGGTTATAGTTAGAAAAAAAATAAAGAATTACTAATAAGCAGGTATTCTTAAAAAACACCCTTGTAGCCTATAGTACCACTACGATACAGAGGATTTATCCATGTACTATAAATCGTACATATATCGCATTCTATGTACGATTAATTGTACATTTTTTGTATATTTGTAAGAAAAAGAAGTATGAGTAGTAGGATTATAAAACCTAAAGTAAAAGTAAAAGTTGATGTATCTCAATATGTAAATATGGAGACAGGGGAAAGTTTAGGAGACGAGTTAAATGGTAAAGGAGTTGTTACTACTATCACAGAGGATGGTAAGTATGTGGTGGTAAATTCTGATGATTTTACTATTGTTGATTCTCAAGCTATGAGATATCTTACTGAATGTCTTACTAGATCAGAGTTAGGTTCTTTAGGGATAATGACTTCTGATTTAAAAACTCCTCTTAATCTAGTGTTTAATTATAGTGTTCCTCACACTAATGAAACTTTACAAGCTGCTTTAGATATTGCCTCACGAAGTACTTTTACAGCACTGATTAGAAAGTTGATGGTTCTAGGTGTACTGTATCAGATTAAGGGTAATATAATGGGAAAGGTTAGAGTGGTTTATATGATGAATCCTCTCTTTGCTAGAAAGAGGGCTAAAATGGATACAGTTATTTATGATGTGTTCAAAAAGTTAACACCTCTAAAGTAGTCTATCTATATACTCTTACTATAAAATTCTTATATTAATTCATTATAATTTGGTAGTTAATATAAAATTCTTATATTTGCTCTATGATATTAGTGCATTTAGACATACAAGACTCTATACTTCTTAAGGCCAATGACAGGTCCTTCCATGTACTTCACAGTATAATGTTACAGATGGACATAGAATCTAATGTTTGGTATGCTGATAGATTTAACAAACAAGAGCTGTGTAACAAGTTACATATTTCTCTTCCTTCTCTTGATAAGATGATAGCTTCACTTAAAGAACGTGAGTTGCTTATACTTATACAGAGAGGTAAATACAAATTGAACGAACAATTGACAAATGGTTACTGAGGTTAAAGTTGGAGAATTTATTTCCGAAGATCTTTTAAAGCTGTTCGCTAGAGAAGAAACTATTGTTAAGTCTTTTGAGCAATACTGCTTAAAGCATAACAAGGTTATAACAACCAGGGTTGCATTGACAGCTGCTAACCCTGTTTTATTTATTTTACAAATTTTAATTAAAGATGGGAACAACGGAGAAATTACAACATGCTAAACAAATGTTAGCAAGATGCTTTATTAATGCTTCGGATAGAGGTATGATTCATGGTTTAGCTTTTAAATATATTTCTGAGCCTGTAGAAACAGAGCAACATAAAGGATGGTCTTTTAAGGTTATCGTTAATGAAGCAGGTTACGGAGAAAGAACTATTCAAGAGTTTAAGTATGTGAGACCTGATAACGTAGATGCTAAGAATATGGAATACTTAGTGATCTCTGAGGTATTAGGAGAGTTAGTATTTGGTGCTTTACATACTTGGTACGAAGTTGCTAAGATGCTAGCTTCAGATAAACAGTTACAAAAAGTAATCATAGATGAAACAAAAAAAGGTAATATCTCTCCCAACTAACGAGAGAAAGATATATCGTCAAATTCTTGCGTTTATGAACTTTATGTTAAACATCACACCGCAAGAAAGAAACGTACTCGCTGAGTTAATAAGATTAGATAGAGAATATGAAGCCTTACCTCAAGATAAAAGAGGTAAGTTCATACTTTCTACTGATATACGTAAGGATATTTGTAGGGACCTACAGATTCCTGATAAACAGTTTAATGTAGTTATCTCTCGTTTAAGAGCTAAGTTGCTATTTGGTAAACCTCTTATCGGAGAAGATAACTCTATACATCCTGAGTTATTAGTAAAACCTGATGAAGAAGGTTTCAAGATAGAGATTAACTTTGTTAATACTTTAATCCCTCAATCTTCTACTAATACTCTTTCTACTCCTTCTAATATTACAAAACCGTCTATAGAAGAACCTCCTGTGACTACTACTACAGGCTTTTCTAATCCTGGAGGTTCCGATATAGATGCGTCTAAAGCTCCTGTTATTGAAGAGGAGGTCTTTGAATTTACTATTTCTACTCCTAATGAATAGACAAGAAAAAATATTAAAAGAAACAGCACTACACCATGGAATTACGCTCACCCAAGCTCAAGAAGTATGGCATCTATTTACAACTAAAGTTGCTGAAACCCTTAATGCAGTTGATGTTAAGACTGACGGTTGTTTTGATCTTAGTAAATTTAACGTTGTTCATATTGATAATTTTGGTAAATTTATACCTAATACAAAAGGTATTACCGTGGCTAACACATTAATTAAACAAGCAGAAAACAAATGATAACAATAGATATTTTTCATCATTCTACTAATACTACACAGCTAGATTCTGTAGGTATTGATTACAAACTTACAGATTGTGATTTACGACCTGTTACATTTTATACTATCGATGCTATTTCTTCTCATATTGAAGAAGGTATTAACTACGGTTCTATACATTGTAACGGTAGAGAATTTATAGCTTCTATTAGTTACCCAGAATTATGGGAAAAAATAAACAAACTTAAAAAAGATGAAGGCTCAACACGAAACGGTATATTGGCTTACTAATGCTGATCTTCTTATAATACCTTCTTTCCTTAAACTACACACCAAGGATAAGTCTAAAGGTAAAGAAGAATCTTCGAAGATAATGTGGGCAATGTACTATGCGTTTCACCCTGAGTCTAAGTTCTTTCACTATCCTAACAAACAAGAAACAATAGAGAAATCTTTTATCAAAGATCCTAAGTTTAAGTGGGAAGCTTATCAAGATATAGTAGAAGACTTTAAGAACCTTGTACTTACTGATGCAGAACGTGCTTTACTATCTTGGAACGATATAATGATCATGAGGGATAACTCTATCAAAGCATTATACAAACGTGCTTTAGAAATGTCTGATGTTGATGAGTTAGTTAAGATCGATAAGATGTTGGCCAATACTCCTAAGATGTTTGAGGACTACAAAAAGATTAAAAAGGATTACGAAGAAGAACGTACTACCAAGAAAGGTAAGAAGATTTTATCATTAACAGATTCAGGAGAGATATAACGATGAGTATTTGGGATAACAAGAAACAGATTTTAGAAGGTATTTCTAATACATTACTTAAGCAACAAGTAGTAGAAGCTATTGCTGCAGCAAGACAAGGGATATGTAACAAGTGTCCTAATAAGTCTACTGAATGTGCTGCACTTATTAGTACTTGCTGTTCACTATGTGGATGTTCTTTAAAATTTAAAACACGTTCATTGGAGTCTTCATGTCCCGATGGACGTTGGCCAGCAATAAAAGAATAAGTATGTTAATAGAAAATTCTAACTTTCGTTTAAAAGAAATACCTACTTATCATCCTGAGTTAGAGTATTACGAACGTACTTCTTTTTGGAAGGATGAGAAACGTAAGTGTATAGAAGGATACTGGGTATCAGGTAAGTGGATGCCTGGACCTCTTTACTATTACATCAACTTCCACAACATACAATTTGAGGATGATTCATCTGTAGCACAGTCTTTTGGTTTACCTTTCTTAAGAGATATCGATTGGGAGTTCTTCTTACTGTATGAAGAATGTAGAGGATTCTCAGGTTTCGCAGGAGATACTAAATACACATGCGATAGAAAGTATGGACCAGAAAAAGATCTAGCTCTTAAACTAAAACGTATTACTCAAGCACAGATTGATTCTATGACTTACGTTCCTGCAAGGGATTACTTAAGAAAGAATCATGGTAAGTCCCTAGGTAAACCTTTATACCGTAATAGTTCTAAACACTTTATGAGTATACAGTCAAGGGGTGGTGGTAAGTCTTACGGTTCTTCAGGGTTAATTGCCCACAACTTTCTATTTGACGGATCAACAGATTATGACGATTACCTAGAAAGACGTAAAGCTAAACAATATACTTCTTCTGAAACTATTGTAGGGGCTATTGATACTAAATATACGGAAACATTGGTATCTAAAGTGAAGACTGCTTTCGAGTTACTTCCTGGAAGTTTCCAAATGGGAGAGGATAGTATTTATTCTTCACCTTTATTTTCTGACTATACTGGTTCTTTAGCGTCTAACAGGTTTATCACTTCTAACCTTTCTAAGTCAAAGATTCACCATAAGACCTTTAAAGATAATCCTTTAGCAGCCAATGGTACACGTCCTAACTTAGTAGTAATGGATGAGGTAGGTTTCATGTACAACATCAAGGAAGCTTGGGGTGCTACAGAAGCTACTCAAGCATCAAAAGAAAAGAAGAATCTTGTTATATGGGCACTAGGAACAGGAGGTTTGGTATCGGGTAAAGCAGCTCTATACGCAGAGTCTATCTTTCGTAACCCTCAGGATTACAACTGTGTAGAGTTTGAGGATATATTTGAACATAGAGGTACTATAGGTTACTTTGTTCCTTACTCTAAAACACTAAACGAGTTTAAGAAAAATATTAACAAAGAGACTGATGAAGAACTAGCAAGGTTATACATTCAGAATAAGAGAGATATCGCAAAGAAATCTTCCGATCCTACTGTATACCAAACAGAAATAATTAATGGACCAATGGTTCCTTCAGAGGCTTTCTTAGTACTAGAAGGTGCTTTCTTCCCTACACTACAGCTGAAAGAACAGTTAGCAGAAGTAGAAGGAGGAAAGTATAAGAAGTATATGGAAGCTTCGTTCAAAGGACATATTAGTTTTAACGATAAGAACGAACCAGAGTTCCACACCGAACAAGATGCTACACCTATTCGTAAGTTTCCTCTTTCAAGAAACGATGAGAAAAAAGGATGCATAGAGTTGTGGATGAAACCACAAAAGAATCCTGAAGGAGTTATTCCTAGAGGTACTTATATAGCTGGTATTGACGTTGTTGATAAAGATAAAGCTACTACTGATTCTTTACCGTCTATTGTAGTAATGAATCGTTACACCCGTCAAATAGTTGCTGAGTATACAGGTAGAACTTCCGAAGCTAAAGACTTCTACGAGATATGTCGTAAGTTATTACTGTACTACAATGCAATAGGGATGTATGAGAAAAACCTTATTGGTTTGTACAACTACTTTGATCAAAACAAATGTACTTACCTATTAGCAGATACACCTTACCAATTACGTTCAAGTGATACGTACAAAGCAGGTACTAATACAGCTAAAGGTATTAATGCATCAGGAAGTGTTAACGCTGAAGCTCGTAACATGATTAAATCTTGGCTACAAGAAAAAGTATCAGAGAAATCAGAGTTAAGAGTATACGAAACTATATACTCTCCTGCAATGTTAACAGAGTTAACTATGTGGAATCCTGATGGTAACTTTGACCGTGTGTCTTCATTAGGTATGTTAATGTGGTTAGATGCTACAATGTTTAAAGAAGTACAGACTGTACGAGAAGAAGTAAAAGATTTTATGTCTCACGATTATTGGAGACAGATGGGAGTTATTAAAAAACCTCAAGACTTTGTAGATACTTCAAAATATTATTCATAGATTTGCGTATTAAATAAATTATTAGTATGAGTTCTCCAGTTAAGATGCAAGGTTATATCAGTTTCCCAAGACAGAAACTGCCTGATAGTAAGAAAGATGATAATTGGTACAAGAAGAATATAGACTTCGCTGAGCATTTGCTTACGTCTGATGTAAACCTACGTTCTAACTTTAAGAACAAGAAAACCAATTATAACCTAAGAGCTAACATTATTAATGTTAAAGACTTTGAAAAGTTTATTAATCCTGACAACCTTGACCTAGAGTCACTACCTGCTTCTTATCAACATATTGGTATTGAGAACAGTAAGATTAACTTGCTGTTAGGAGAATACGCTAAAAGAAAGAAAGAGTTTAAAGCTTACATATCTGCTAACGATACTGACGGTATTGGAAGAAAAGAACAACAATTGATGGAACAAATCCGTCAAGAAGTTACAGGTATTATTACTTCTACTTCTGTTACAGAAGATGAGATTAAAAAAAGATTAGACCAATTACAACGTAATACTTACGAGTTCCAAGATATCGCTGAGATTACTGCCAATAAGATCTTGAAGAAAGAGTATAAAGAAGGAGACTTTGATTTCCTATTCTTAAGAACTTTCGAAGATTTATTAGTAGGGGGAGAAGAGATAATGTATTGTGGAGTATTAGGAGGTAACCCAGTAATGAGAAGGGTTAATCCTATGAACCTTTATACAATGGGAGGTAACTCTATGTACTTAGAGGATGCTGACATTATTGTAGAATACGGTTATAAATCTATAGGTCAAATAATAGATGACTATTGGGACGTTATATCTGAAGAAGATGTAGATTTCCTAGAGAGAGGTAAAACAGATGCTTCTGCTGGAGGTGGAGGTATAGGATTAAATAGAGATGTATCAGTATATGATTACTACGGTGAACAAGGTGCTCTATCTATATTTCATCCTAACGAGATGGGAACAAGAACTTTTGCTGGAGCTTTTGACACTTATGGGAATGTACGTGTATTAAAAGTATGTTGGAGATCTAGAAGAAAGATTGGTGAGCTTACTTACTTTGATGAAGACGGTAACGAACAAAAAGATTATGTTCCTGAAGATTACAAACCTAATAAAGAATTAGGAGAAGTAGTTAATTGGAAGTGGGTTAATGAGTGGATGGAAGGTACAAAGATTGCTGACCATATTTACACAGTAATGAGACCTGTTCCTTATGCTTCTAAATCTCTAGTAAACAAATCTAAAGGTACACCACCTTACGTAGGTTCTGTAAATAGTACTAACGATTACAAAGTACAATCATTGATGGATATCATGAAACCAATGACATACTCTTACGATATCGCCTATTACAAAAGAGAACTAGCTATTGCTACATACAAAGGTTCTTTCACTGCATTAAATAGTTCATTAGTACCTGCAGGATGGGATCCTAAAGAATGGATGAGATACGTTACTATCAATAAGTTTGCTTGGTTAGATCCTACTAATGAGATACTTAAAGGACCTTCTCAAGGTAAATCAGCAGGAGCTTTCAATACCTTAACAGCACAACAAATACAAGTAGGAGATCCTAACGAGATATCTATGTATACTAATTTAATGTATGATATAGAAACTACTCTAGGTAAACTTGCTGGTGTTACTGGTGCACGAGAAGGACAAATTGGTACTAACGATGCAGTAGGTAATACAGAAAGAGAACTTACACAAACTTCACATATTACTGAAAAGTGGTTTGCGATAGACGCTAACTTCCGTAAAAGAGTACTTACTAAATTCTTGGAGTGTTGTAAATATGCTTACAAAACTAATCCTAAGAAAGGACAATTCTTACTTGATGACTTAGGACAACAGATGGTATCACACTTTGACGAATTTGTTTCTTCAGAGTTTGACTTACATGTTTCTAATTCTACTAACGATACTAAGTTATACGAAGACTTAAGAGCTCTATCTCAAGCAGCTATCCAAAATGGTCAAGCTACTATCAGTGACTTAATTGCTATTACTCAGTCTGAATCTGTACAAGAAATTGCTAAACGTTTAGAAGACTCAGCAAGAAGAATCAAAGAAGATAACGATAAGATGCAACAACAACAGTTGGAGCAACAAGCACAAGCACAACAAGCTCAAATGCAAAACGAGAAAGAAAAACGTGCTTTCGAGATTCAAAAACACAATGACGAGATTGCTGTTAAACGTGAACAAATTGATGCTGACATTCAAATAGCAGGTATGAAGGAAGATTATACTAATCTACGTCACGGTATTGATACTAGTTTAGAAGCTAATAGAATAGATACAGATAAGAATGGTATTGATGATTATCTAGATACTAAACGTACAGAGATCGATGAAAACTATAAAAACGAACAAGTAAGAATAGCAGATGCAAAACTTGCAGAGACTGCAAGAGCTAACAGAGCTAAAGAAGAAATACAGCGTAAAGCTGCTAATAGCAAACCTACAGTCAGATAAGGCTATAGGTTTGTTTATGTTTATAAAATAAATTGCTATAATTTATTAAAATAATTTTAATATTGTAACCAATTAACGACAGCATACAATGAGTGTAGAAAACGATGATTTATTTGAAGGACTTCAAATAATGTCTCCCTCAGAGTTAAATAGTGCAGTAGCAGCTACTAACGAAGGGACACCAACAGAAGAAGTAAATGAAGAATTTACTTTAGAACCAGTAAGATCTGAAAGTGGAGATTCAGAAACGACTAAAGAAACAAGAGAAGCAACACCTCGCACAAACGACACTAACGAGAGTCAGAGCGATGTAGTTTATAAAGCTTTAATTAAAGAACTTGTTAAAGGAGGTGTAATTACTGCAGAAGAAGCAGAGTTAGACGAATTACCAGGTAGCTTTGATACAATTAAAGATTTATTAGCTAAGACTATTGATAAAACAGTCGAAGAGAAACAAGAAGGATGGAAGAAAGGTTTGTCACCTACTAAAAAAAGATTCTTAGAAATCGAAGATGCATTTGACGAAACTGATCACGCTATCTTGATGGCTCAACGATTAGAGTTCTTTGAAAATACTAGTGTAGAACAAGTGAAAGAAAGCGTAGACTTGCAAAAACAAATCTACTATGAGCAATTAAAAGCTAAGAACTTCTCTCACGAAGATGCAGTAGAAGCTATTGATGATGCATTAGCAGTGAACAAATTAGAAGAGAAAGCTTTAAAAGCTATCCCTGAATTAAAGTCACAGTCTGAAGCTATCGTTAGAGAAGCTAAAGATGCTAAAGAAACAAAAAGCAAAGCTGAGTTAGAAGCTCAGACTAAAGCGTTTGAATCTTTATTGTCTAATGTAGATTCTAGAGATGCTTTCATCGATGGTCTTACTTTAAACAAAGTAGCTAAAGATAAGTTAAAAGCTAACATCATTAACCCTGTACACACTGATCCTAAAACAGGAAAAGAGTATAACAGTTTAATGTACAAACAACACAGAAACCCTGCAGAGTTTGAGATGCTTATCAACTACTACGATACACTAGGATTATTTAATATTGATAAAGAAGGTAAGTTTAAACCAGATATTACCAAAATTAAAGCAGTAGCTAAAACAGCAGCCATCAACGAGTTGGATAAAGTAATAGCTACAGAGGAACAAAGAGGAGTAGGTCGTAACACATCTATGGAAACCTCTAAGAAAACAGAAGGGATATTAAGCATGCTTGAAAGAGCAATTAGTAATAAATAACAACAGATTCGTCTAACAATTAATTAAAAAAGGAAATGAGTCAATTACTTCCATTACAAAAGTACGAAGCGGTAGATTTCAATGGTTTGGTTACAGATAACCACTTCCATTCATTGTACCAACAAAAACCACAATTGATCTCTAATGTGATCAAACAAATCTACAAAACTAACTTACAAGGTAAGTTACGTGAGTTTGTAGACAGATTCCCTGTTAAAGAAGTAGAACAAGAGAATGGTTTCTACAACTGGATGTTACAAGGACAACATGACAAAAACCTTCCTTTAGTAGATGCTGAAACTATCGATGGTAGAACTATTTCTGCTGGTACTTTCCCTGCTAACGTAGGTGCAAACGGTGAGAGATTTTACTTAATCTTTGACGAGCCTTTATTCGAAGCTACTAACGTATTACGTGGAGAGTTAGATGACTACCACTTATTGGTTAAGAAAGCAATGGATGCTGGTTCTCGTTACAAGTTTGAAGTAGAATTAGTTACTGATAACGCTAATAAATCTGTTCCTTCTGAGGAATTATTTATTGGAGGTCGTTGGTCTAAGTTCTATTCTTTAGCTCCATCTACTCTTTCTTACGAAGGTTCTAAACCGTATTTCACATCTCCTTGGAGAATGGAAAACCGTCCTTCTACTTTAAGAATGGAGTATGAAGTTGCTGGTAACACTATCAACAAAGGTAAAAATGAGCCTTTAGAATTTGGTTTCAACTACAAAGGGACTCAAGAGTCTATTTGGATTAACTACCAAGATTTAGTTGCTCACCACCAATGTGAAGAAATGTTCGCAAGAATGTTGATGTACGGTAAGAAAAACTGGACAGCTGATCACAAGTACTTGAACAAAGACGATAAAACTAAATATGCTATCGAATCAGGTTCAGGTTTCTTTGAGCAAATCGCTCCTTCTAACGTTCACTACTACAACTCTTATGACTTAGATTGGCATTTAGAATTGTTATTAGACATGGGTGTTGGTAAGATCGAAAGAGGTAAACGTGTTATTCACTTGTTAACAGGTGAGTTCGGTGCTATCGAAATTTCTAAACAAATTCAAGCTAAATCAGGTACAGGTAAATTTACTGTAATCTCTGACAAATTCTTGATGTCTAATACGGATGCAGGTAACTTAGGTGGTAAAAACACTAAAGGTTTAATGGAACCACAATGGAACGTTTACGAGTGGTACAACGGTGTAGTTATTATGGTTGAGATCGTTGATTTCTTCGATGATGATGTATACTTCCCACAACGTCACCCAGATGGAAAAGGTATCGTAGAATCTCACAGAATCTTAGCTTTAGATTATGGTGATAATGCAGGTATCTACCGTGTTAAACCAAAAGGAGTTCCGGATTACAACTGGGCATATATCCCAGGTATGAGAGATCCTTTCTCTCCTGCAGGTAAAGGTTCACCAAAAATGGTTGCTTCTCCTGTTGATGGGTACTCTGTACACTTCCAAAAATGGGGAGGATTAATGATTGAAGATCCTACTAAAATTGTAGATATCAGACTTAATGTTGAAAGATAGTCTATAACTCAAGTCGTTCCCCGGAGTTGAAAGCCTGGGGAACACTTTTTACTAATCAATAACAAAAGACAGCAAAACAAAATGGAGACAGCAACAAAAGAAAAAGTAGTTTACGGGACCTTTTTACAAGACAGGAGAGTCAAAGTAAAACCTGTAGAATCATCGGGTAAATGGAGTAACCTATTAGTACAAGGACAGAATAACACAAAAGATCCTTTCTTGTACAACAAAGTAAAAAGAAGTTACCAAGTTCCTTTAAATAGTGCAAACTTAGGAGGAGGAGTAAAAGTAATATTAGAAGATCAACGTAGAGTTAAGATTCAAAAATACATGGAGTCTTTTCCAAACGGAATGACACAAAAAGAGTTCTTTGAAAAAGAGTTAGGGTGTGACTTAAATCCTACCCTAAAACAAGAGGAAAACTTCTGGAGAACAGACAGAAGAGGTAGAGTAGTATTAACTAAAGAAGGTATAGAGTTAAATCTTAACTTACCTTTAGATATGTTAAAGTACTTAATCTTATTATCTAATAAGTCGGCTATCTGTCCTTCTTATGATGAGAGAAACTTGAAAGCTACTTACGAGTTTATGATGGTTGACGAAGCTAAGGTTATCGTTAAGAATCTTGAAGAGGCTTCAACTAAAGCTGACGCTTATGTTAAGTTTGCAGAGATCATCGCTTCTAAGAAAGCTACTATCGGTTTCATCAAGTCATTAGGAAGAACAATTCCTGCTTCTGCTACAGAAGATTGGTTAAAAGGAGAGATATTAAAGGTTATTGATAATAATCCTAAATATTTCTTAGAAATTGTTAACCATCCTCAATATAATGAACGTATATTTGTACAAGATTCTATTGAAGCAGGTGCAATACTTCGTAAAGGAGAAAAAAGATATACTCTTGACAACGGTGCAGAGTTAGGTGATTTAACAGATACTGTTAATTACTTATTGAACCCTGAGAATCAAGAAGTGAAGATGAGAATAAAAGCTAAGATTGAATTATTAAATCGTAAATAAGAATGACTGCAAACCAAATGGCTGACGAATTAGAATTAAAACTAGACAGAAGTGATAGTTTTGGTTCTCCTGGGTACGAAGATTTCGAGTTATCTTCTGTGCTTACTGAAGCTCAGCATTTGTATGTAAAGAAATTTTACGATGAATTAAACAATCGTAAGCTTAAAGGTTTTCAAGAAGCTGAAGCAAGAAACCAAGGTTTGGGAGCGTTGATTAAAGACGCTCCTTCTCTTACTCCTTCTGCTTCACAAGTAGGAGTTTTAAGATACGGAAAGTTCTTTGATTTACCTTTAGATCACATGTACACAACATTCGAGGAGTGTACAATAGATAAAAACGAATGTTATACAACAAACCCTATTGTTGCTTATATAGTAACTGTAGGAGATAACGAGGTTCAACGTTTTGATTGGAGTAAGTACAAAAAACCATTCTACAAGTCTCACGGTGAGTCTAGAGTTTGGAGAAAGGAATACTCAAGAGCTGTTACAGGTTTACTACCTTCTACTACAGCTACTGCAAAACGTCATGAATTAATCACGGATGGAACTTTTAATGTAACTACTTATCACATGAGATACATTAAAAACCCTGAAGGAATAGTAGTCGATAGAGATACGCCTACAAATGCTAGGAACTGTGAATTAGATACTTCTACTCACGTAGTAATAGTAGATTTAGCATTAGACTTAATGTTAACAAGAGTAAAAGAACAAAAAGTGCAAATAGTTGAGCCATTTAAAGAGCTCGAATAAATAGAATAAATAACTTAAAATTTAAACAATGTTAAGAAAAGCAAACAACGTGTTTTCTGTTATCGTTGATGATAACGCACAAGCAGCATTAGGATTCGCAGCAGGTACTTTGGTTACTGACGCTAATCTTCCAAAAGGAGCTGTTGCTTTAGTGGATTTAGGAAACGAATTTTTAACTGCAGCAGCTTATACTGCTTTACCTAGTGCAGGGCAGTACAGAATTTTACAAGGTAAAGGATTAGGTTTACCATTAATGAAGTCTCCAATCCTTACTAAAGGAAAAACGGCTATCACTATTGCTAAACATAAACCAGCTGTACAACAAGTAACTACTATTGGTTACAACGGAACTACAGGTGCTTTACCTATAGCTAACAACACTTCTTTCTTCATCAAAATTCGTAAGAGAGATAATGATGCAGCTAACCGTTCTCAACCAATGTCTTTGTTCGCTGGACCTGTTAAAACAGATTCTACAGGAACACAAGCAGAGTTAGCAGGATTGTTAGTACGTAGTGGTTACAAAAACTTTACTGACGAACCAGCTAACAACTACTTGAAATTTGAAGCTATTTGTTCAGATGCAGGTGCTGTTCCAACAGGTACTACAACTATCTTTACTCCAGTAGTAGGATCTAAAACTGTAGCTATCGATGGTACTTTAACTAACGTTGCTGTAGGTGACTACATCCGTTTAGAAGGTACAGGTGTTACTTCAGCTGTTTACAAAGTAGTTGCTTACACTGCTTCTACATCTATTGTATTAGATACTCCATTCACAGGAACTGCTACTATTTACGCTATCGCTAACGTTAGACGTATCACAGCTGCTTTAGCTGCTGCTGCTAACTTCGGTATCGTTATCACAGGTAAAGTTGCTCCTTTTAATGTAAACTCTTTCCGTAATTACTACGCTAACAGATTTACTGCTACTTTCTCTGATGCATCAACTTTAGTTACTTCAACTACAGGTGCTCAAAATGGTAACGGTGTTTTCCAACAAGTAGCAATGGATGAGTACATGTCTTACGGTTTCGAAGGACAAAACAACCAAATGTCTGTTCCTGCTTTATCTAGAGATCAAGAAGTTAAAATCCCAGGTGTAGGTACTGCAACTGCGTTGACTTCTAAATACTCTGCTTTATCTATCGCATGGGACGAAACAAATGTAGGTTTAGTTTCTACTGCTAATGGAAAAGGACAAGTATTAGTTTACTTGAACTTATTAAATAGTGGTGGTTCAGGAACTTTAAGTGGTGGTACTTCTTCTGGAAAAGAATTAGTAACTAACTTAGGGTTAACTCCTGCAGATTTTAATCAGTAATTCTCCAACCCTCAGTAACCTGCTCCCACGCTGTCTAGGGAGTGGGTTACTATTTTTTTACCATTATCAATAAAATATCCATTATGAATACTCTTATCACAAACAACAAAAACATCCAAAATTCGGATAATTCTACAATAGAACTTTACTATTCTAAAGAAATAAACTCTTTATGTTATAAAGATTATAAAGGAAATGTTGTTCCTGTGGGATCAGAGATATCATCGGGAGATCTTATTAATACTGTTTACAGCGGTTTAACTGCTAATAGTACTTCTCAAAGTACTACCAGTATTTTAAAGTATGGAGTAAACGTGTTTACTACAAGTACAAATACTGACAATTCTGCAAAACTTCCTCAACCAAAAACAGGAAAATCTACAGTAATTGTAAACAACAGTACTACAGCAATAAAATTATACCCTTCTAATATAGGAGGACGTATTAACAACTACGCTGTAGATACTCCAGCTATTATACCTGCTGATGGTAAATCTTACACATTTACTTGTGTAGAGAATCCACTTCCAGGTGCTTGGGTTTGGACACCTCCAGCAACAACACAAATTGTTATAAACGAAATTAGTATTAGTCATACTAACGGAGTTGCTTCAGGAGGTTATGGATACTCAACAGCAACTTTAGGTAGTGCTAGTGCTACATTAGATATGTCATTAGATAATATTGTATTAACAGGAAATTGGTTAACAGAAAATGTAGCAACGACTGTAATAAATATGAAAACTTATACAAATATTTTATCTACTGATTTACTAAGTACTAGTATACCAAACTCTATTCAAGTAGGTTTATATCAGGTTTTTAAACCTAGTCCTACTACATTATCTTTTACTCCGCAAATTAATTCTGTATTTGGACCTGCTCCTAGTTTTCTTGCTCCTGTAGGAACATTAAATACTCCTGCTCAAGTAGGAGACACAGATACATATTATTCTATATTACCAGTTGCTGTAGGAAACAATGGAACAACTGATCAATTAGGTATTGGAGGTTTATATTCTAGAGCTTTTTATACTTTTGGTTTTGGTATACCTGCTTCTGCAGCTACTAAAGTATACAAGTTTAAAATTATATTAGAAGTTGCACAATAGTAAATTTTTAAAAAGATTATATAATGGCTTTAGTTCCTCAAATTTCTTTATCTTTAGGTAACAAATGTGATACAGTCACATTAACCGAATCTACTAAATCCTATACTGTAGGTACTAACCCAGGAGGTTGGGGAACACCTAACGATAGTGCATCAGCTATTACAGTAGCTAATGTTAAAGTATACGATTCAACAGCAACAACATTATTGCAAACATTTCCCCTTAAAAGCACTAGTGTTAACTTATATGCTGGTAATATAAACTATCCAACTTCTGACGAGTTTGTTATTCTACAAGACGCTTTGTGGACACAACCTGACGGTATATACAAAATAGTTTATACTATTACTACTACAGCTACAGTTGTTACTAATACTTACGAATTATTCTTATGTAATTTGTGTAACTGTAGAGACAATTTAATTGTCAAATTGATAGACGCTTGTTCAACAGAAACCGTTAAAAGGTTAAAAGATCAAGTAGATCAAATGGAAATATTTATTTACGGAATAGAATCATCTTTTGCATGTGGTGACTTTGATACTGCTGAGGCTATACTTACAGCAGCTAGTACTTATTGTACTACTATATCAGGTTGTTTAGATTGTGGATGTGGAGGTAACTGTTAATTTTAATTATTATGTGTAAAGATTGTAAAGGTATTACTCTTATAAAAGGAGAGGACGGAGTAGGAATAGTAAATATAGCAAATAATCCTAATGGGACAATTACTGTTTTATTATCTAATGGAACTAGTTATACTACTACTAGTCTTATGGGACCTGCTGGAGCAGCAGGAGCTCAAGGAGCTTACGGAGGATGGTCAAGTAATTGGTTGTATAATACTGCTACTACTAATACTCCTGCAACTACTACAATGAGGTTTAATACTGTAAATCCTGCAGCAGCTACTAAGATTTATATTAATCAAGTTAATGCAGCTGGAACAACTATTTCTGACTTCTTAGATTCTTTTAAGAATACTAACGACAGTATTAATTATTACGGATTTCTTAAAATTTATAGAGAAGCTTCTCAAGAAGATGATTTCTTATACGTTAAAATTACAGGTTATTCTTTAGTTTCAGGTGTTGCTACTATAGATATTACACAGTTAGTTGCTAATGGTAGTTTTACAGCTAATGATTCTTTAGTTGTAGACTTTACTCCTCAAGGACCAACAGGTACAACAGGTGGTTGGTCAAGCAAGTGGTCATTTAGTACTGCAGTAACAAGTACTCCCGTAGCTACAAAGTTACAGTTTAACAATGTTGATTTAGATATTGCTAATATTATCTATATTAACAAGATTAATATCACTAATACTCTTTCTTTAGGAGATTTCTTAAATGCTTTTAAAAACACTGTTGGTGGTGTAAATTACTACGGATTACTTAAAATCTACAACATAAATTCTCCAGAAACTAACTTTTGGATAGGAGAAATTACAGGATATACAGCAGTAGGTAGTGTAGTTCACTTGAATGTAACAATGATTCAACGTGAAGGTGTTTTCTTAGCAAACGATACTTTAGCAGTAGACTTTACACCTAATGGTTCTACAGATTTTAGACCTTATAAAGTGTATTCAGCTTTAATCTCACAATCAAGTACTTCTGCTCCAACAGCTGTAGTATTAGAAAATAATTTAAGTGGACCTATTGTTTGGACTAGAGATTCATTAGGTACTTACTTTGGAACTCTTGTAGGAGCATTTACTGCTTCTAAAACAATGGTATTATTAACTTTAAATTATGCTGCTGCATCAGTAACAGGTTATGCAGTTAGAAGTAGTACCGATGTTGTTATGTTGCAAACAATTAATGCTGGAAATACAGCAACAGATGGTAAATTAGTATCTGCTTCTTTAGAGATTAGAGTTTATAATTAATCAATAACACAATAGGTAATGGGTGCTTGTAAATGCAATATTAGACTTACTTTCCAATTAGATAGTGGAGGAGCTTATCCTTTTACAACTACAGGATTAGTTTCTCCTGAAGCTACTCTAATCAACGGACGTAATTATTACGAAACTCGTATTACTTATATCGATTACAGTGTTGATCCTTATGTAACAACTACAAAATTAATAAGAATATTTTGGGATTCTACAAGTAACCTTTGGAAAGTTGTAGCGTTAGAAGCATGGGCAGGTTGGTGGAACAATGGAGATACTCTATTAACATTAAACCTTAATCAAGATTGTCCTACTAGTACTTCAGGATGGACACTTGTTGATATAGTTGCTGGTAATATTAAATATCTACAAACAAGATGTGATACTGCAGAAGCTGTTGAAATATGTGCTAATTGGAGAACAAGAGCTTCAGAGACTGATCCTTTTTTAGACGTACCTTGTATTTGGGATCCTTACATATTTGCATTTACTTATTACGATCCTACACAATTATCTGTAGGAGATCCTATATCAATATTACAGTCTGATTTACCTGCAACTAGCACATTAGGTGCTACTATTGCTTTCTTGGTATATCAAGATGTTAATACTCCTACGTTATTTTACTTAGAACCAGGTATTGACAGAGATTTTATTGGAGCAATGTTATATGGTCCTACTGGTCTTTTATTACCTACAAATTATAACGGAAGTACATCTGCACCTAACTATGGTTATTTATGTCTTTACAAGTCTTCTTCTATTTCTACACCTACACAACAAGAAATTGATGAAGAGTGTTATAACATATTAGTGTGGGATAAACAGTGCGAGTTTGGTAAAAACGTACATCACTATTTATTAAAATTAAAATTCGGTATTCAAACTTGTGAGGAGTTAGAGTGTTTAAAGAATCAACGTAGAGCTTTAAAAATACTAAACTGTTACGATACAAGAGATTTAGGTAGTATCATCCCTGAATACAATGCTTTACCTTATTCAACAATAAAAAAATTACTTGATTAATTCAAGTTACTTATATATTTATAAACAAATAAATCGTAAATTAGCGATTAAATATTTTTGAGATATGTCACAAAGAGAAGTATCAATCGTTGGAGGTCCTTACGGTACTAAAGCAAAGGTAACAGGACAAGAAGAATTAGTAGTTACCTTATCTAGTGGGGGTACAGTAGTACCTGTAGGAGGTGCTCCTAAAACACCTAACTTTATTAGAGCTACAGGTTCTAGTTCTATTGCAAGTGATTGTACTAGTGTATCAGTTGCTAACGTAGGAGCTGCTAATGGTACTTTCTTAGGAACTACTATTAAAACAGGTGAAACATTAAGTTTTGATGCAGGAGCAATAGGTAATTATTTTGCTGCAGGTTCTATCACATATAATGGTACAGGAACAGAATTATTAATTATTTATATCGTATAGTTATGCCTACAGGAATTAGTATATCTTCAGGTGGTTCAATAACTACCAATAATGCAGTATATGTTGCAGCTAATGGTGTAGATGCTACCGGAGCTAGAAACAATCTTGCTAAACCTTTTCTTACTTTAGAAGCAGCTAAAGCTGTAGCTGTATCAGGTGACACTATCTATGTATATCCTGGTACTTATACTATCACAACTACAGAAACAAGTGGTGTTGCTAAATCAGGTGTAAACTATGTGTTTGCTCCAGGTTGTATTATTAACAAATCTTCAGCAGGAGATATGTTTAATGACAATGGTTTTGCGTTACCTTGTAATGTATTTGGTTATGGATCAGCATTTTCTAAAACAGGTTCTGTAGGTGTTATCTACAAACAATATATAGCTAATGCTATTTTTGAAGCTACTACTGTAACTAATACTATCTCTCATTGTTTTGTAACATATAGAGGTGAAATACACTTTAAAGTAGATTATGCTACTTCTACAGCTGGTGTTGTATTAGGTATGGCTCAATCTAATAGTTATGCAACCAATAGAGTAAGAGTAGATATGGTTACTTGGAGATCTACAGCTGCTAATGTTATAGGTGGATTCTCTTGGTGGTATTATACAGATTTAATTGTTAATGGTTCAGTAATGGAATCTACAGCTGCAAATGCAGTGGATAGTACACAATTAGCTACTTGTGTATTTAATGTTGTAAAAATATTAGGTACTAGTTATGGAATTACAGCTAATGATTTTGGTGCTAATATAACTATAAATTGTACTTACTGTACAGGTTTTTCAGGTGGAGGTCAAGTAAAATTAAATGGTCATTTACAAAATGTTAACTATGGTGGATCTTTCTATACTAGTCTTATAGGAGGTACTTGTTCAAATGTGACAATTTTAGGAGGTACAGTTGACACAACTGTTCAAAATTATAATAGTGGTGAAAATACTAATATAACTATATCAGGAGGTAGTGCAAATATTAAAATTGGTACTAGTCATTACGGTTTTGGTATAAGTTCAACAGGTGGTTTATTAAATCTTTATGGTACGCTTGTACAACAACAACAATCAGCTACTAGAGAAAGAACTATTAATGGTGGTACAGTAAATGTATACGCTAACTTTACACATGGAGGTAATCCTGATGCTGCAAGATGGTATTTCTTTAGACTTCAATCTGGTACTTTAAGATTAAAAAGTGCTAACATGAGAAACAACTTTAATTTTACAACAGCTCACGGTATTGTGTGGACAGGTGGTACTTTAATAGTTGATGGTGTAAGTATGTACATTACTAATACTGGAGCATATCCTATTCAAGCATTAACAGCAGGTTTAAATTTAAAAGTTCTTTCAGGTGGTTTATCTACTAATCGTGTAGAAAGTGGTGGTGTATTAGCAGGTAAGAAAAGAAAAGATACACAAACTGTAGGATCTGTAATTACTACATCTATACAATTAAACGATAATATAGCAGGTGGTTTTGAAACATTTACTGTTACAGATTTAGTTACTTATAATACAACAGCTAAAATAGCTCAACAAATGGTAGCTCTTATTAACGCTTCTGCTACTTTAGATATAACAGCTAGTCAAGATATTCCAGGTACAGATACTTATTTCTATATAGAAGCAGACACAGTAGGAGTATCTTATACTCAACAAAGTGTAGTTAATATTGCTACAACTGCTATTAGAGAAAGTGCTTACGCTATTACTAACATTACAGGTGGTACTATTATAGAAGATGCTGACGTAGAATAAAACAATAATCATGGCTATAGAAATTATAAATAAAACAGGAGGAGCATTTCCTGTTACTAGACAAGTAGGAAGTTCTGCCGACCATGCAGGATTACCTAACAATTGTTACTTTGAACAAATAGATTTAAACTATCTTGTAAGATATAAAGATGCTACAGGTGCTATTATTGATGCTTTTAGTGCAGCAGCAGGTGGTTTAACATACTTCACAGAAGCTCAAAATAGTTCAGCACCAAATGCAACTGTAAAAGTTGATTCATTAACAGCTGTTTCAAGTACAGCAAATGCTGATATTTCAATTGTGCCTAAAGGTACTGGAGCATTTCAATTAGCTGTTCCAGATAATACAACAACTGGTGGAAATAAAAGAGGCACTTATGCAGTAGATTTACAAATATCTAGGATTAGTAACTCTCAAGTATCAAGTGGCGTTTATTCTACTATTTTAGGTGGAAGAGATAATACTGCATCAGGTTCTTATTCAGTTTGTATAGGTGGATATTCTAATTCATCTTCATCTTCTTATAGTTTATCAGGGGGACTTTATGCTCAATCTAGTGGAGTAGGATCTGTTGCATTTGGTTTAAGAACAAAAGCAACAAATGATGGGGCTGTTTCTTTGGGTGGTAGTGCAAGTAGTGATAATACTGCTAGTGGTCAAAATTCTGTTGCAATAGGAATTAGTAATATATCAAATAATTTAGCTTCAGTTGCATTAGGGAATTCTAATACAGCGAGTGGTTCTGGTTCAGTATCATTAGGAGTATCAAATACAGCAAGTGGTTTATATAGTGTGTCAATTGGTTATGGAAATAACAATACTGGTACTTATGGTGCATTAGCTACTGGGTGGGTTAATACAATGTCTTCACAAGGTGGTTTTGTAGGTGGTTATAGTTGCAATCATTCTGGTAGTTATGGTCTTACAATGGGTTATGGTTCTTCTAATAGTGGTTCACAAACAATTGTTATTGGTCAAAGTATTACATCCACAACTGCATATTCTTTAGTTGTGGGACAAAATCATAATGTAACTGGGGGAAATAATTCAGTTGTTGGTGCTGGTGGAGTTATTATAAATGGTTTTGGAAGGCAAGTACAAGCTTTTTATAACACAGTTGTTGGAGATGCTCAAAATACAAAAATGGTTCTTACTAAAAGAACAACAGATGCCACATTAACCCCATTAACAGTTGGTGGTACAGCACCTTATTTTGGTCAAAATGAATTTTCATTACAAGATAATAGCTGTGTAAGATTCAGAGGAACAATAGTTGGAAAACAAACTGGAAGTGCTAATATTGGAGTTTGGGATATAGATGGAGTTATATCTAAAGTTGGAACAATTACTATAAATGTAAATAATGTAACAGTTGTAACAAATACTTCGGCATGGGGTACACCAACTTTAACTGTAAATGGTTTGCAAGGATTAAGAATAAATGTTTCAGGATTAGCAGGAACAAATATTCAATGGACTTGTTATATAGATGCAACTGAAGTAGTATATTAATATTTAATAATATAAAAATGAAAATACAAACATTAATACCAGTAACTTATAATTCTGGAATCGCAAGTCAAGAAACATCAATTGTAAATGGTGTTTTAAACATGGTAGGTCAAGATTATTATAGAGATATGTATAACTTCAACTTCGCTTACACAAATGCTGAAGGAGTAAATATAAACACGACATCTTCTAGTTTTAGCTTAACAAAAGAACAAGTAGATGCTTTTTATGATGTAATTAAATTAGGAGTGCCAACAGATTTAGAATACTTTGAAACTACTCAATATATTTACTATTTAGGTTTTAAAATTGAAATGGCTAACACTTTTGGAATTACACCTAACGACATCGAAATAATTTTATAATTTAACAAAATGGAGAAAGAATTGACAGCAGTAGAACAAGCACAAGCTATACTACAACAAGAGAAAGAAGAACGTGTACATAAATGTATCGAAGAGTTAAAAGAGTTATTAAAAGCTAATAACTGTGATTTAACTATTATACATTCAGTAAACGATCAGAATCAAATTTTAAGTAATATTCAATTAGTAGCTTTATAATGGAATTACAAAATATAACAGTAGACTTCATTAAAAACGAAGTATTTACAATGTTCAACGAAGAGCATTACCAAGTAGACGTATTAGATAGTATCTTACCTATCAAGGAAGAGTTTGAATCTACATACGGTATTACTTTTGAGAAAGTAGTAGTACAGTTAACAGAGGATCAACATCTATGTGAGGCACGTATATTGTGTCAGAACCCAGGTGATGATTTAGCACCTATTACTTTAGCTAGTATTGCAACAGAACATCCTAGTTTAATGACAACTCTACACAACATGAGGTTGGCTATTGAAGTAAAAGTACAAGAACAAATTGATGCTAAAATACCTGCATAATGGCAATAAGATCGGTAAATATATCAGGAGGTAATGGTTTTCCTGTAAAGTTTGAGATAGACACTGACGCAGATCATAGTGGTTTACCTAATAGTGTATTCTTCAAACAAGCAGATAAAGACTTTGTAGTTAGATACAAAGATGCTTTAGGTAATATAGTAGACGCATTCTTATCTCCAGGTAGTGGTGCAGGTCCTACTGTAGTAGCTAACTATTCAGCGTTACCTGCAGCTGCTGCAGCTATAGGATTATTTTATTGGGCTAGTAGTTCTCAAGGAACAAAATGGTTACCTGGTTCAGTAGGAGGAACTTATTATCCTAATGGATTATACTACTCAAATGGAACTAGTTGGGAATATTTTGAAAGTCCTTACCAAGCTACACAGTCTGAAGTAAATACAGGAACAAATACTGATAAATTCGTTACTCCTTCTACTCTTTCTAATTCTACTCAATGGGCAACTAAATTAGATGCTAATAGTTCAATCAATGCTTTAAACGATGTAACTGTTTCAAGTCCTACTAATGGTCAATTATTGCAATACAACTTTACTACTTCACAGTGGGAAAACCAAAGTATTACAATAGGAACAGGTGATATGCAGAAAACAACTTATGACACAGATAATGATGGAATAGTTGATTACTCTGAAACTGTGCCAGTATTAGTAAGAAATAATAGTTCAGTTGATACATTAAGAAGAGGAACAATTGTTTATTTAAGTGGTTCAACTGGTTATAGACCAAATGCTGTAAAGGCTCAAGCAAATGCAGAAAGTACATCTAGTGGAACTTTTGGAAGTATTATTTCAGATATTGCTCCAAATTCTGATGGTTTAGTTTGTGCGATGGGAACTCTTCATAATTTAGATACAAGAAGTGGTGCACCTTTTCCATTTACTGCTGATACTTTAGTTGATGGAGATGCTTTATGGTTAGATCCTAATAATGCTGGTTATGTAACTAAAACAAAACCACAAGCTCCAAATCATATAGTTTTTATTGGAATAGTTGCTAGAACACACCCTAGTTTGGGTCGTGTTGTTTACCGTATTTCAAATGGTTTTGAATTAGATGAATTACATAATGTTAAAATTGATAGTGGAACATTAGCAAATAATGACATCATTCAATATAATAGTTCAACTTCTTTATGGGAAAATAAACAACCTATAACATTTTTAAATCCTATTGAAACTTATAGAGGTATTTCATTTAATAATAATAGTACAACTGTTGTTTCTGAAGGTGGAATAACAATGTCTAGTTCAGCTTCGACAACTGCTCAATCGGTTGCTTCTACTAATTTTGCTACAAAACAAATAAGATTAAGATATAGTGCAACAGTTGTTTCTGGTGGTCGATATACTGGAACTCGTGGAAGTGCATTACTTTGGTACATTCATGGTGGGTTTAGATATGTTTGTGATTTTAATATTTCAGATACTGCATATTCTGCTGGTTGCCAACAATTTTATGGGCTAGCTTCACAAACTACTGACTTAGCTTATGGTGGTGTTGGTGGTACTTTAGTAAGTACTTTAACTAATATTATAGGAGTAGGTTCTGAAAATGGAGATACTAATTTACAAGTTTTTCATAATGATGCAACAGGTACAGCAACTAAAGTAGATTTAGGAGTTAATTTTCCAGCTAATAGAACGGTAGGAGCAATTTCAACAACTGTATATTCAATTGAATTATACAATGAACCTAGTTCTACAAATGTAAAATACAAGGTTACAAATAGCGAAACTGGAGCAATTGCAAACGGTACAATTTCAACAAACTTACCTTTAAGCTCTCAAGGTTTAAACTTTTTTGCTAGTAGGTGTATGTCAGTAACTTCAGTAACTAGTACTGGTCAATTTGACTTAATGAAATTAGGCGTTTATTCTCAATTATAAAATATGCAACAATTTATATTAACAGCAGAAACAATTACTTTAGACGATGGTAATTATAACATAATGCTACACCCAAATGAAGCTATACATAATTACACACACACTTATAAATTTGTAGAAAGTGGAAGTTTAAATCAAGCATTAATTGATAATTTCATTATTGAACAAACTCCTTTATTATTTAATACTTTACAAACTTATTATCCTGCTATTGCAGCTAATTATTATTTATAGTATTAAAATAAAAATTAATTATTAAATTTACAGTTATGAATATTAAAGAAAGATTTTTAGGAAAAACTCCAAAGTTTTGGAAAAAAGTACAACGCATAGGAGTAGTAGCGTTAGGAATATCAGGTGTTATTATGGCATCTCCTATTGCATTACCTGCTGCAGCTATTACAGCTGCTGGATACTTAGCTACTGTAGGAGGTACTATTACAGCATTAAGTCAATTAACTGTAGAAGATTCTACTGCTACTACTACTAAAACTAAAAGAACTAGAAAATGAATCCAACTAACTTAAAAACAGGTGATGTATTACACTGTAGAGGTAAAAGATTATTAAGTAACCTAATTGCAGGTGCTACTAAATCTAAGTTTTCTCACACTGCTTTGTTTGTAGAAATATGGGGACAACCTTATGTTATCGATGCACAAAAAGATGGAGTTAACGTAAGACCTTGGGATGCTTGGATGAAAGAGTACGACTATACTATTACAGCAATGAGATCTCCTAATAAATTACAAGAGAAATCTTTTGCTGCAAGAGCTTTAACTAAAGTAGGTCATACAGGATACGACTTTGAAAGTTTATTCTTACGTCAACCTAGTAAGTTACTTACAGGTAAATGGAAGGTTAAAGGTAACGAAGACGAGCGTATGTATTGTAGTGAATACGTAGCTTGGGTATACGGTGTAGAAAAAAGTTACAGAATGTCACCAGAAGACTTTTACAATTGGTGTATTATTAATAACTTTACAGAAATTAAACTATCATGAAGTTAAGCGAACATGTAACATTAAAGGAGTTTTGTGATTCTAACACAGCAACTGCTAGAGGGATAAATAATACTATTACTAATCCTGTACATTTAGAGAATGCTAAAAAGTGGGCTATTAATGTGTTTGAACCATTAAGAGCTCATGTAGGTCACGCTATTAGGATTAACTCAGGTTATAGAAGTGCTGCTTTAAACAAAGCTATTCCTGGCTCTTCTACTACTTCTCAACATTGCTTCGGTGAAGCAGGGGATTTAGATTTACATGATAGAGATCTTTTTGAGTGGATTATAGACAATATTACTTTCGATCAAATGATTTTTGAAGGAGGTACAGAAGATAAAGCTAATTGGTTCCACATCTCGTATAGAGAAGGTAGAAACCGTAAAGAAGTATTACGTATGGTAAAAAAAGGTGGTAAATCTACTTACCTTCCTTACAAACGTAAAAGTTAATCCTCATAATCCTTTAATACATAAACCCTCTGCAACATGAACAATCCTATAGAAGATTTAGTAAAATACATTATTGGTCTAGCAATAGTAATTATCGGTTACTTTTTAAAAGACATAATGGCTAAATTTAAGAAATTAGAAGAAACTACTACGAAAGATAAAGAGTCTATCTTATTACTTAAATCTAAAGTACATCAACTAGAAGAGAATCATGAGAGTGGTTTTATACAGTTAGAGAAGTTATTTGAAGAAAAGTTTAAACGTTTTGAAGAAAAGTTTACACACATGGAAGGAACTTTAAAAAACTTTAACGAGTATATTAAGCTTCTTACAGAAGAAATTAAAAAAAAATAATCTAATTATTTAACTATAAAATTAGTAGCAATGGCAAAAGCGACTACAGGTAGTGTTAAAGAAACTATTAAAGTTTCAAGACCAGGAATCCACAGCAAGACCAAAGTGTCTAAGTCTAAGGGTTCTAAGCTTTATGCAAAAAAGTATAAAGGACAAGGAAGATAAAAAAATAATTGTATATTTGTTATTATGTTATCATTAGAAGATTATCACGCACAGATTGATGAGCTATTAGCTATCAACTCTATAGAGTCGAGTTACTCTTACGAGATGTATACAGATTTAATCAACGAGCAAAGAGCCTTGTGGATAAGAAACGAGTATAACAAAAATAGATCAATAGATCCTTATATTCTACAAGACTTAAATTGTCTAGAGTTAGAACTAGTTAATCCTATTGATTGTTGTATCGATGTACCTGCAGGTTGTAAGGTATTAAGAACTAAAAAGAAAATACCTAATACTATAGAGTTTTACTTTACTAAAGGTTTAAGCACTGTAGGACCAGCAGATATAATGAAACCTAGATTCGTTCTTATAGACTATTCTAGAGTACCTTATATAGGACACGGAAGAACCACAAGTAAATCTATTTATGCTTTCTTATACGGAGGTTATTTATATCTTACTAGTAGAAATCTTAGTTACACATTAATTAACTATATTACAGCAAGAGGTATTTTTGAAGATCCTACTGCTTTAGCAGATTATACTAACTGTAGTACTTCAGCAGCTTGTTGGTCACCTAGTGATCCTTATCCTATGAATCAATGGATGTGGGCATATGTTAAACAACAAGTGTTACAACAATTGATGCAGAAAGGACAGTTTAATACGGATGATAATAACAATGCTGATGATCAAAGAGTAGAGAATAATAATTCTAAGTAACTATATGAGGCAACCACAAGTAACAGCTAATATTAAGAAAAAAGATTTCAGAGATTTCTACATGAAGAATCATAAAGAAAAATCTTTAACAACTTCTCAGTATAATGCTTTTTTATCAGACTTGTTAAAACGATTAGCAACGGCTATTGTAGAAGAAGGAATAGAAGTTAAAATAGCTAGAGTAGGGAAAATCAGAGTAAAGACTGAGAAAATGCCAATACTAAACAAAGAGTCTAAGTTTAATAAACTTAGTCCTGATTGGCAAGCTACTAAAGCTTATTGGGCAGTTAAGTATCCTGGTTTAACACCAGAGGAACTAAAAGCTATTCCTAATAAAACTTTAATATATCACGAAAACAATCACACTGATGGTGAACATTATCGCCATTATTGGGACAAGACAACAAGTATACTAATGAGAGTACACTTGTATAAATTTAAAGCAGCTAGACAGTTCTCAAGACTAATAGCTAAAACAGTTAAAGATCCAAACCGAAAAGTATTTTATTATGGATAATGAATTAGTACAAAACGAAAAATCTTCTACAGGTGTAGAATCAGTAGTAAAGATAACTCGTAAAGAGTTTGAAGACGGTGGTTACGAAGAGACTAGAATAGAAGAAGTTGAAGGAGGTTTTATTACAACTGTGTGTACTCGTAAAAAAGTAAATGGAGAGTGGGAGTATAAAGACGAGAAGTCTGTAAGCACTACTGATCCTACACAAGACAAATCTTCTGAAGGTATAGCAAACAGATTAGAATCAATCCTTAAAGGCTTAGTATAATGCACGCAGGTAAAACAGTTTCCTATAAAGCAATCCTTGATAAAGTTATCAGGGATTTCGGCTTTAATTACGACATTCAAGAAGAAGAAGGAGTAGAATGGTTGGCAGAGTTCATGGCTCACACTAATGTAGGTGTTACCATGGAGGAGAAAATCGAGTACATCCAAATATGTGACGGTAGAGGAGACTTACCTTTTGACTTATACAAGATAGGACAAACTGCTCATATTGAAGGAGTTGACACTATTGAAGAAGCTCAATGTGGAGAAGGTAAAATGTATCCAATGCGTTGGAAGACTGATTACTTTCACAAACGCTATCACCACGATACTAGAGATTATACTACGGAAGGTAGAGAGACTTACACTGTAGGACAAGGTTATATCTTTCCTTCTTTTGATAAAGGTTTTGTAGCAATGTCGTATAGTGCTATCCCTACAGATGACTGTGGATATCCTACTATACCAGCAGAACAAGAATGGTTAGAAGCAGGAGCTCATTATATAGCTCACCGTATATCTCGTAAACTATGGATTAGAGGAGAGTTATCTTCAGAAAAGATGCAGTTTATTGAAAGAGATAAAGAATGGTACTTCGCTCAAGCTGTTAATCATGCTAAACAATGGAACGGTGTTGACGAAGCAGAAACTGTTAAGAATAGTGTAGTAAGAACTATACCTGACTTACAGGCTCACTCATCATTCTTTGCTAACATGCAATTACCGGAACAACGTAAATTTAGACCTAAAGCAGGTACAGGTTTAGTATCTACTATTAATGTACTTAGCCAAAACGCTCAAGGTTCTAATCCAGCAACCGTAACACCGTAAAACAATATGGAAACTCACGTAAATACTTATCAAGGATTAAACAAGGATACTGCTTACGATAGTATTCCTGCTAATCAATATATAGATGCCAAAGATATTAGAATAACTACTACTAGTGGGGAATCCCAAGGTGCTTATACTAATATCAAAGGTAACACTTTGAGTTTCTCAATTCCTACATCAGGTACTTTTAATGGTGGTTCTTGGACAGCTTTAAACCCTGAAGTAATAGGACACACTACTATTAGAAATAGAATAATATTATTAGTAGCTGATGATTCAGATACTAAAGGTTGGGTATATGTAGTAGAGTATGATCCTGCTACTAAAGCTATTAACCCAGGTTTTCCCGAGTTAAAATACTACAATCCTAATTTTAATTTTAAAAAAGAATGGCCAATAGAAGCATTAGGTAGATTCGAATCTAACTGTATGCAAAGATTATATTGGTCAGATTACAATAACTTCTTTAGGTCTCTAAACTTAGAAGATCCTAATATAACTACTCTTACTGCAGGAGAAATAGATTTGTTTCCTGATGTACAATACTATACTCCATTAATTAAAGTAATAGCTTCAGGTTCTTTACTAACAGGTGAATGGCAGTTTGCTTACCGTTTAACAACAGCTGATGGTAAACAATCTTTAATATCTCCTCCAAGTGCTTTAACTCACATTGTATCTAAGTCTGAATCTTTAGTACAGTCTGCTCAATATGTAGGTAATATTACACCTGCAGGTTCGGGAAAATCTGTATCTATCGATATCAACACTGCTAGTTATACAGCCTTTGATAAGATAGAACTTATCTCTATCTATACTGGTTCTAGTACTGCTACTCCTGTAGTCAAAAGTGTTGAAACTAAGTCTATTAATGGGCAAAGTACTATCAACTTTGTATGTACAGGTAGCGAAACAGAGGCTTATGTTATTGAGTTACTTACTTATACTAACAAAAACTATTCTTTTAAGACTCCTAAAACGATGACTCAAAAGGATAATAGTTTAGTTATAGCTAACATAAAAACTTCTTCTATATCAATCAATGAGTTATTACCTCAAGGAGAAAGTTTTAACGCTAATACTTTAAGATACTTAAGTGACGGAGTTACTCCTTGTAGTAACTCTTTTAATAAAGAATTAAACGATGATGCTCAGTGGAATAGTACTTGGCATTCTACTAAACAATATAAATTTCAACCTGCTCCTAACAATACTATACTAGGAGGTAAAGGACCAAACATCAGTTACAAGTTCTCTTTAGAACCTTTTACTTTAGATGCTTCCAATACACCAGGTTTTGTTAACATTTCTAATACACCCGATTATGTTCTTACTCACAATTTTAATGACGGTTATGGGACTTACACTAATAGTACTTACCCTAACTTCGCTTCACCTTTCCTTTCTGGAGTCATGCGAGGATACAAACGAGGAGAAACCTACAGATTTGGAATTGTTTTCTACACCAAAAAAGGAGAAGCAACGTTTGTAGAACATATTGGAGACATTAAGTTTCCCGATATTTCTGAACCAAACGGTGTAGACACTGTCCCAGGAACAGGTATTAAGTATTGGCCATTAACTTTAGTTGATGCAACTAGTTTTGCTTATCCTGTAACTATAGGTTATTCTATGGGTATAGAGTTTACTATTGACTTTAGTACGTGTCCTTCTTTAGCTTTAGAAATCGAGAGTTATCAAATAGTAAGAGTAAAAAGAGAGGAAGCTGATAAACGTAGATTAACTCAAGGAGTTGTTAAAAGTTTCTATAATGCTCCTACAGGTAACACTACTCCTAAAGATTTTGACCTACGTGTTAGTGGAAGTGTTAACTCTTTACACTTATTTCCTGTGTACCCCAAAGGTAATTTTGGATCTATTTCAGGTACTACTACTAATGCTAATTTTTTAACACTTGGTGATAATAACGAAGGAAATAGTGCTATTGCTCAATTCGAAAATTACTATCTAAAAGGACAATACTTAAGTATGTATTCTCCAGAAATAAGTTACGGATGGGATAACGTAAGAGGTTTAACTTCTAATGTATCAAGTAATCCTTGTTTGCTTATAACAGGTGCTTATTCTACAAGAACAGAAAACGTTGTAGACGCAGGAAGAGATTTATCTGCTAAAAACATAGGACAACACGATCAAGATATTAGATATCATCATAAATTAACATTACCTGTTAACTTTCAAACAATAGAGAATATTAAACAAATAGTTAATGCTACGACTATAACTATGGAAGACACTTCTGTTATTGATGATAAAGTAACAGGTCTTTGGGGAAGTTCTTACTTACGTAATTACTATGCTATTCCTGATTATAATAAAAATACAGCTACGTTAAACGATCCTCAAGATGGTGCAGGTACTTCAGATAGAGCAGAGTTATATAGAGCAGGTACTAGTGTACTCACTCAAATAGCTAAAATATCTACTGACTTCTTAACAGGTGCTACTATAACACCTACTGCTTATAATAGTTTTACCTACGGTTCATCAAAAGTTATAGTAGAAGACGCTGTAACAAGAGCTAATGCTAGTGCTACTGTACAAGAAGAATCTTTTCCAATAGTAGAAGTAGTAATACCTAGAGTAGAAGTATATGGTGGAGCCGATCAAAACGCACTAGAAGCTAATATTTTTATTCAAGCTTCACCTGTTATTGATATTGCTAATACTAATCCTACTGTTTACGGAGGAGATACTTTTATTAACATGTATACTCTACAGTCTAGTATGTTAGAAATTACTAATACTTCGTACTATGGTAATAACAAATATCACACTAACAGTGCTCACACTGAAGTATATCCAGTAGAGTCTTTTATCAATATAGACTTAGACTGTGGAGCTACTATTAAGAGAGGTGTTAAATATACTTTTGATGGTTTACAAGATACTATTCTTAGACAAGAAGGTAATAATAGTCAAACAGATTATGGGTATGATTACGCAATGTACAAGTACAATGCTGTATACTCTGTAGAGAACAGTGACGTAACATTCTTTGTTAAACCTTCTAATAGTTTAGATTGTTCGGTAATCACTAATGATACTAGAGCTTATCTTTCTGATGTTAAAACTAACGGAGAGTTAGTAGATTCATGGACAAAGTTTGGTACTAATAACTTTTACGATATTGATGACTACGGTCCTATTAATAAGATAGTTAACTGGCAAGATCAAGTACACTTTATTCAAGATAGAGCTGTAGGTGTTTATGCTATTAATAGAGCTGCTATTACTACTACTTCTGATGGTGTTCCTACTTCTTTAGGAACAGGTCAAGGTTTTGGTAAACACCAATACTATACTAAAGAATATGGAAGTATTCACCAATGGGGTATCAAAACTACGGATCAAGGTATCTACTTTTTTGATGCTTTACACCGTAAGATATTTATGACTGCTGGACAATCTGCTCCTCTATCAGAGATAAAAGGTATCCATAGTTTATTACAAACTTTACCTGACCAAGTGTTCTTAAGAAAAGAACATGGAGGTGATGCTCCAACTATGGGAGTAGGAGTAGTGTTAGGAAGAGATGCTATTAATGATGAAGTATTGTTTACTTTTTTAAGTGGAAATAAACCTACAGGTTTACTTTTATCTTATACTTTTCCTATAGGTTCTATTATTTGGGTAGGTCAATACTACTATGTTACTAGTGAATTTACTACTACTGAAGATCCTACAGCTTCGTTAGTACTAATGTTTCAGAATGTTACACAAGCTACTCAAGAACAGTTACTTAACGGTACTACTTTAGTATATGACGAACTTGCACAACAATTCTCTTCTTTCTATTCTACTACTCCTAAAACTTGGATAGAGAACTCTGACATTCTAATGTCTCCTAATCCTTTACAAGGTAAAGATATCTACACTCACAATATAGGTAACTATGGTGAGTTCTACGGTATTGTAGAAGAATGCTCTATATCTATTGTGATTAATCCACAAGCAGATATCAACAAGATATTAAGAACTATAGAGTTTAACTCTGTAGTAAGAGATGCTAACAAAGTAGTAGACCGTACACAGACTATTACAGGTTTTAGAATTAATAACCAATACCAAGATACGGGTGTTGTTCCTTATTCATCAGGTAGAATTAAACGTAAGTTTGACAAGTGGAGAGTAAAGATTCCTAGAGATCAAAACACTATTAATAAACACGGACGTTTGAGAAGTTCTTATTTTGTATTAACTTTATACTTTGATAACTCTTATAACAAAGAGTTAATAATGAACAGAGTGCTTACTTATTTTGATTATCAAGTATTTTAATTATGGCAAAGCAGAATATTCCCCCAAGAAAACCGTTAGCAATAAGTAATCCTAAAGAGTTTGCTTATAGAGATCAAATGTATTCGGATAGTTTAAGTTTATACAATACAAATAAAGCAGACTTGCTTTTTGGTAATCTTAAAAAGACAGATAAAAATACGTACAATAAATACGAAAAAGAAAGAGAACTTGTAAATAATGCAAATCCAAGATGGAACTCTAAAGGTAAATTTCCAGTAACTACTAAAGAAGGGTTGATTAAAACTTCTACATGGTTAGATAAAAATGGAAATCCTGAATGGGGAAAATATAAAACATTTAATCCTGTTACAGGCACTACTAAAGAATATACTATTGGAAATAAATTATATGAGGTATCCAATGATCATATTAAACCTATTAAAACTGATTACTTTACAGGTACTACACAATTTGGACGTATACAGGAGAAAAAAAATTATTATAAAAAACCTGTACAACCTGTAACGTTTGTACCTGAAACTCCTAAAGCAGTAAACTCTTCAAAGCCACCAATAAACCAATATAAAAAATCTATTTCATCTGAACCTGTTAAAAAACAAATGACAGTACCTGTACAAAATTCTGTACAAAAAACAATGCGTGTACCAGTTCAGGGTGTAGAAGAGTATTGGGTTAAAGATCCTGTATTAGGAAATGTAAAAAGACAAAAACCAGTTACTACATATAGAGAAGTTCCTTGGACAGATGAGGCTCCTAGTAGTCAAAATTATAATATTAATACCGGTACTCTTCAAGACAATAAAAATAAAGCAAAAACATATGATGTACCAGATTCTGTAAAAGGTATTACATTTGCAGGTGGTGGATCATTAGGTGACGGAACCTCTTCTTCAAAATTAGTAATACGTCAGAGTAAAAATCCTAGCAAGTTAGAATTTTCTCCATATACAGTATCACAAGAAAACCCATATGGTAGTGGGGCTATGAGTACTATAAAGTATACTAGTCCTGCTCTTAAACCTATAAAAGGAGGGTTAGCAGGTAACAAACCTTATTTAACAGGTAGATTGGGTTTAGGTTTAAACGATTCTAGTAAAGATATACAATTAGGAATAACATCGGTGGGACCAAAAACACCAGGTAAAGTAGCAACAGATTCTTATGCAAATTTAGGTTATAACACAGAAAATGGTTTAAACGCAAATGCAGGATGGAATACTAGATTAAATTTTGGTAATGCTGCAAACTTAAGAAAACCAGGAGACGTAAATGCTTACATGGGAGTATCTCCACAAATAAGTGTAGGTAAAAAATTAGATGCTTCTGTACCATTGACTGCAGGTCTTGAATATAAACCTAGCAAGCTTCCTTTGTCTTTATATGCTAATGCATCATATGCTCCTCAAATTGCTCAAAGAATATCGGATAAGTTTAACCCTAACGAAAAGTTTAATGTTTCAGCAGGTTTAAAACTAAACATACCTAGTGCAAAAATAAAGAAAAGTCCAAAACCAAAAACTACTCCTTCTCCAATCCCTGAAGCTAATTGGGTAAAAGAGTTAGGAGGACAATTATTTGCAGATGGTGGTCCATTAAACGATATAAACAACGGTCAATACTTAAACAGTGTATATGCTTCAGCTTTAGGTAATTACTATCCTGATGGTGGTCCTATTAATACAGACGGACCAAGAGCAACAGAACCAGGTTACCTTACAGATTCACAAATGAAAGCTAAAATGGCTTATGAACAAGCTATTGGTAATCCGGCAGCTAGTCGTATGTTATCATTAAACCCTAAAACAGGTATGACACCTGAAGGAATGGGTACTCATTATATGTCAAGTTTTGATAATTATGCTGTTCCTACCTTACAAGATAGAGGAGGTTCAGAATTAGAATATAACGAGAATCCTTCACCAAGTAGAGAAGACTTTAGATTTCAAACTCCTGAGGAAGCAAATTACTTTGCGACACATTATAAAACAGTTGCTCCTATGATGACAGGGCAATATAAAAACGGAGGACAATTTCCTACACCTTATTCTTTACCTGAGGATAATTTTAAACAAGGAGGTAACAATTTACACAACAGTGTATATGCATCGTCTCCTGCTCAATACCCTGCTCCTTATGGGTTAGGAGGTTACATAGGAGAATCTACACGTCAACAAATGTACATGCCTTTAGATCATGTAACTAAAAATGGTGGTAGTATTTTATCAATGTCTAACACTCCACAATTAGAAGGAGAAGGTAAAGACTTAAGTGAACCAAAAAATTCTTATATTTACAATCAAGGAGGTTTAATAAACAACAATATGAAAAATAGTTTCAACAACCAAGGTTTTATGTCTTTACCTAAGGAGGTACAAGATAAAATTAGAGCTAACAGTTTTGCTAACGGAGGTCCTTTAACAGAGTTCAACGAAGGTGGTACACATGAAGAAAATCCATTAGGTGGTATCCCTCAAGGTGTGGCTCCAGACGGAGGTACAAACCTTGTAGAACAAGGAGAGACTAAATTAAATAGTGCTAACTATATATTCTCTGATACTTTAAAAGTAGATAAAGAAACTGCAGCAAGTTTAGGAATAAACAACGCTGTAGGTAAAACTTTTGCAGAGTTGTCTAAAAAGATGAATAGACCAAACTCTCGTAGAGAGAATGATACTATTGAAGAGAATGCTAAGAAAAGAGATTTAGATTCTTTAATGCAAGCTCAAGAAGAGTTTAAACAAAAAGAAGCTCTTAAAAAGTTAGAAGAAATACAATCATTAGATCCTAACTTATTAGGAAGTTTAATGGGACAAGGACAAGGACAACCTGTTGAGCCTCAACAAGATCCTAATCTTATGCAGCAGCCGATGGGTAGTGAACAACCTGGAGGGCAACCTCCCGTTGATCCTGCAATGCAACAAATGATGGCTCAGCAAGGAGGTTCTCTTGGAGGAATAGTACCTATGGCTATGGGTGGTTCTTTACAACATAGTTATGGTTTAGGAGGTTTTGGTGAGGTAATGCGTAACTACGGTTTAGGTATGGCTGATACAGCTTTAAGTACTTTAGGTGCTAAAAACGTAGTACAAGACTCTGCTTATAAAGGACAAGGTTCAGAGTTTATGAGAAAAGCTTCTGGTATCGCAGGAGGAATAGGTGGTGCTTTATTACCTATGGCTGCTAATATAGTAGCTCCAGGTATGGGAGGTATGATTGCAGGGGCTGCACAACAAGGTATAGGTATGTTAGATCCTGAAGATGAACGTACTAAACAATTAAGAATGGGTGACAATAATCAAAATGGTGTTAATCAACAACAAGGTTTACCTATTGGTACTAATTATAAAACAGGTGGTCACATGTATGCTGTAGGAGGTTATCCACAGTTAACACCTGGTACAATATCGTATATTAAGCAAGATCCTATAGGAAAACTTCCTTTAAGAAGTTATGCTCCTTTAACACTTAATGCAGAGTCTTCAAAAACTCCTCAAAATCCTTGGAGTTTTCAAGCACCTGATGTAGTAGATGACGGCTTAGGTTTAGAATATTTTCAAGGAGATTCTCCTGAAGCAATTGCTGAATACGAAAAATTCGGTATGGTTAAAAACGAAAACGGAGATTGGGTAGATAGAAACCCTACACCTGAAGAAAGACCTTTTACAAACGAAACTGATGAAGAATATCCTATTAGTGAATTAGAATACGAAGAAGAAGAAATTCCTACAGGAGAATTTGTAGACGAAGCAGGTAATCCTATTACAGAAGCTGAGTACAAATCTAAATTAGCTAAACACGATGAGTCTTTAAAAGACAAAAACTTAAATTTAAACATGGATCCTAAGTGGTATCAAACTGTAGGACAAGCTTTACCTGCAGCTTACAATATAGGAACAGGTTTGTTTGAAAAAGCTCAACAGTTAAATGCTAATGATTACTATACTAAAGCTAACATTAAACCTTGGGAGTATAACGCAGATCCTGAATTAGCTGCAGTAAGAGAAGCTTATGCAGGTGCTTCTGCAGGATTAAAGAACACAATGCCAGGAGCGGGTGCTTATTTAACTAACAGAGCTAATCTTGCTAATCAAGAAGCTATGAGTAAGAAACAAGTATTAGCTAACAAACAAAACATTGATGCTCAAAACTATATGCAGGCTCAATTAGCTAACAAGCAAATAGAAGGTCAAAACGCAGGTACTAAATTAAACGTTGTAAATTGGAACGCTCAAGCTAAAGCAGCTAAACGTAAAAACTTACAGACAGGTTTAAGTCAATTAGGTGACGTTGCTCAAAACGATCAAGCGTTAGCTATGCAAAAAGCTTATTTACAAACAGTAAGTCCAGATTTTGCTAATTCGCTAAGTGTTGATAACTTTGCTAAACTTTATTTCGCAAATCAAAAAGCAAAAAAAGCTAATACAAATACAGAAGAAGGACAATAATTAATAATAAATATTATGGCATTTACTCCCTATAGTACTCCAATACAATACGAATACAAACCGTTAAACTTAATGGGTTTCGCAGCTCCTTTAAGCGAAATGCAAAAGGAATTTGATACTACTACTTCTGCAATTGACGAAGCAGATGTAGACTTGTCACATTTAGATTTAGGAAAGGATCCTGAAAAAGCTAAAGCTTTAAAAGAATTATATCGAAGTAAAACAGAAGAATTAGCTAAAAACTTATATACTTCTAAAAACTATAGACAAGCTGCGTCTAAGTTAAAAGAATTAAATCGTTTATTTCAAACAGATCCTGAAAAGTTAGCATTAGAAGCTAATTACAAAGCTAGACAAGAATATCATAAAGCTCAAAAAGAACGTATTGATAAACCAGGTGGTATTACTAGAGATCAATACTATGAAGATATTGCTCGTAAAGATAGGGAGTATGTCAGTAAAGAAGGAACAAATTGGAAAAACGATCCTAATTTAGAAACAGGAGATTATAATCTTTATGGTACTAAAGCTAGACTTGAAGACTTAGAAAAAGAATTTCAAGAAATTTCTTTTAAAGTAGCAAGTGCTGTATCTGGAGATAAACGTACAGGAGCTTTAAAAGAAATGGGAATAGATCCTGAGTTAATGGATAAACAGTATTCTCAAACAATCATTGATGAACGAGATCCTAAAAAAGTACAAGTTGCTGTAGAGAATTATTTAAAGACTTTACCAAGATTTAAAAATTGGGCATTGGAAGTTGCTGATTATAAATATGATGCTTTAGCACAAAACCCTGAAGCATTAAAAGAAAAAAATGATGCATTAGCTACTAGTGCTTTAAAAAGTATTGATGCTCAATTAGCTAGTTTAGAAAAATCTGCTAAAAAAGATAAAGCCGTTTTAAACAGTGATGAATATAAAGAATTAGTAGAGTTTAAGCAAGAGTTAGAGCAAGGTAAAACTACAGGAGAATATGATAATGATTTAATGTCTTCTTTGTATAAACAAGAACACTTAGGTAATGTTTACGACATGAAAGCATTAGGAGAAGTGTTTAAGTATAAAAACGTTGATGTTAACTACAGTTGGAGAGCTATACCAAAAGAAGACACAGGAGATGGTGGTGACGGAAGTGATAATTCTTTTAGTTCAGAAACAGGATACTTTATTCCTAATTCTGAAGAAAAATGGTCAATTGATGCTTTAGCTACTAATAAAAACAATAGTGCTAAAGCTCTATGGGGTGTTGTAGGAAAAGTAAACGATTTAGTAAGCGGTAATGTTAGAGCAGTAGTAATGGGAGGTGATAAAAATTCTGCTTCTTATAAAAAGTTATTACAAGATCCTTCTGCTATTAGAGCAAGACAAGCACAATTACTTGGAGCTATTTCTGAAACTTTAGAAGGTGGAGGAGATTGGAAAGCCTTTAAAAATAAGGCTGCACAAAAAGGTCTTAAAATGGAAGACGGTAGAGCATATACTATTTGGAAAAGTTTAACTAAAAACGGTAATCAAGGTATTGCTGATTTTAAAGCTTCTATAGATGCTACTGAAGAAGACGCTAATCAATATATTAATTCTCAAAAGTTATTAAACACTATTCAAAAGAATGTAACTGAAACACAAGAATTTAAAAGTTTTGCTAATACATTAGGTTCATATGTACCTGGTGATACTGAATTAGGTTACAATTCAGGTATAGGTCAAGATTACGTACCAAGTAGAGCTGATGAAGAACGTGATAAAAAAGCACAAAAATTATTTAACCCTGATTCATATAGTAAAGAAGCTTTAAATAAAATAGGTTTTATATCAGGATCATCATTTTCAAAAGCATTAGGAACTGTTTTCAAAGGATTTACTAAATACTTAAGTATGGATCAAGTGGCTCAATTACATGGTTATAAAAATGCTTTAGACGCTGCAAATAAAGGATACGACTTTGCAGGGTTTAAACCTGTTATTAATGCAAAAGGAGAACTAGGAAGTACTAATATTATTTGGGGTGATGCTAAATATACAGGAAAAACAGCTCCTCAAATATTTCAAGAAAAACAAAACGAAGTTTATAGTAAAGGATTAGTAGCTAATGAGATGTCTTATCGTTTTATTAATGATAAAAATTTAGATAAACAAATGTCTAAATTCTTTTTAAGTGCTGGAGACTTAGCTAGTTATGTACCTGCTTATAGTAAAAATTGGAAAAATGTACCAGGTTTTACAGAGGAAGGTGGTTTAGCTGCAGGTACTAAATTAAACATTAACGAAAATAGAGCTCCTAAAATAGTAATGCACGGTAATCAAATGTTATACGAAATTCCTATTTCATACGAAAAAGATGGAGTATCTACTGAGACTACTGTTACTGTTAAACCTAAAAAAGGAATGAATGTCAGACACGATAAATTATTAAAAGATTTAGATTGGGCGTCAGGTGGAGGAACAGCTACAGAAGCTGCTGATAGTGAAACTAATACAATGATAAAAGCTATGAGATTTGATAACAAATTTCAAAACAATAATTTATCACCTCAATTAATACAGTCTATTGATGTAGCTAAAGGACAATCTCCTGTAGAGTTATTCTCTGCTCCTTTTAGTAATACTACAAAATTAGTAGTATACAAAGCGAATACTAATGGTACAGATCCTTCTTTAAACATAGCTCAAGTAGATAAAAATTCAGGAAAAGTATTAGGTTATCTTAATAACCCTAAAACGGGAAAACCTTTCTACACACACGCTGATGATCCAGAAGCTTACGTTGAAGTAAAAAATCTTATAATGCAAGCTTTAGGAGATTAAACTAAATTTAGTATATTTGTTAGATAATATTATACCTCATGGCAAAGAAAAAAATTGTTCCCCCACCACCAAGTCCTGTTAGGTTACAGGCTTTATCTTTAGATACTAAATCAGATAAAACTTTAGGATATAATTCAGATATTATTGACGAAGTAGGTGCAGGAGAAGAGGCAGACAGTGGTGTTATGCAAAAACACTACGCTCAAAAAGATGCTAATTTTTTTGATCCTTATGAGGATTATGTAGATAGAAAAACTTTACATGGTGGGCAATTTGATATAGAAGAATTAAATACTATTAGAGCAACTAATCAATCTAATTGGGAACAAGCAGGTCATGCTGTTGCTAGAGTTGCTACTAACATTGTACCTCAAATTATATCAGGGTTTGCTTCTATGGTAGATTTACCAGGTTATATAGACGCTGAACATGCTGCTAGTAATAAGATTGTCAATTGGGCAATGGATTTAAAAAAGGAAGTTGATGAAGATTGGTTTCCTATTTACGAAGAAAAACCTGGACAATCTATGAGTCTTTCCGATCCTGCTTGGTGGATGTCAAGAGGTTCAGGATTAGTAGAATCGGTAGGTTCTTTTCTTGCTCAAGGTTTTGGAGTAGGTAAAGTAGTTTCTTTAGGAGCAAAAGGAATAGGTAGTGTTTTACAAGGTAAGAAGTTATTCGCAGCTTTAGAGGCTATACCTGGAGTTACAAGTGGAGCAAACGTAGCTAAAAGAATAGGAGGAGCTACTCAAAGTTTAACTACAGCTGCAATGTTAAATCAATCTGAAGCTGTAATAGAAGCTACTCAAGTATTTAATGATACTTATAAAGCTAGACTAGACGAAGGTTGGGATTATGCTAAAGCTAAAAAAGCGGCTGCTGAAGCTGCTTCTACTACTATGAATCTTAACAGGATTAATATCTTGTTAAACTTAAGTTCTGCTACAGCGTTCTTAAAAGGACAAAAGTATACTAGACAATTATTAAAAAACCCTACGTTAGGACATACTTCAAAAGAATTAGTAAAAGAAGGTTCTCAAGAAGCAGTTGAAGAGTTAATCAATCATGTTGCTTCTAAAGCAGGTATGGCTAAAGGAGCTGAGAAAAATTATACTTTTGAAAATGCTTTAAACGATATCCATTCTATGGAAGGTTTAGAAGCTGCATTTTTAGGAGCTATTGGAGGTATTGCTCAAACAGGTGGTACTAAAGCTTTAGAATACAGTAAGTATGGACCAGGAAGTACTACAGACGAATCAGGTGTTAAGATAAGTAAAGTACAAGATGCTCGTAATAGATACCAACAACAACAAGAAGTTATTAACGAATTAAAGGATAAAGGTGTTAAAATCACAGATGCTTTAAATAGTGTTAAAGAACAACTTGTATTTGAAGAAAAATTAAATGCTGCTTACGCAAGTGGTAACGTAGAAGAGGTTAAAACTTTACACGCTCAAATGTTTGAGAATGTAGCAGCTAAACATTTTTCTGCAGGTACTACTGAAGTATTAGAAAACTTATTAAAAGCAGAGTCTCAAAAAGATCCTGAAGAAGTAGGACAAGACTATATTGATAGAGCTAAACAAGCTGTTAAAGATTTAAGAACCTTAGAAAACATCTATAACAATGCTGAAGAATACGCTAATGTAGATGAAGTATATAGAAATAGAGCTAGTAAATTAAGAGCAGAAAAAGTTGTTCCTGAGGCTACTACGTTACAAAAAGAATCTGAGTTCCAACTTAATCAAGAAGTTGACGCTATTGCTAAAAAACACATGTTTGATAGAGAGCGTCAAGTATTAATTAAGAAAAACGGAGTAGTAGTAGACACAGAAACTAAAACAGAGAAAGCTCCTATTACATATTCTCTTTCTGACTTAGAAAACAATACTGGAGACACTGATGCTAACAAGGCTGTATATGAGAAATTCTTAGCAGAAGTAAAAGCATTACCTTCTTATGAAAGTACTAATTTTTATACTGAACAATTAGATGCTTTACAAAAGCAAATAAGAGATTTAGATAAAGATTATAAAAATATTACTTCAGATGCTTATCAAAAAACAGCTAAAGCTAAAGCAGCTGAAAAAACTAAAGTAGAACAACTTACTAAAGATTTACCTAAAGTATCTACTATCTCTGAAGTAGAAAAAATGAAAGAATCTACTACAGATAAAGACTTTCACAAAGCTGCTGATGCTAAAATCGAAGAGATCAAAAAGAGTAACGATGCTCAAGCTAAACAGAAGAAGACTCAAGCTACAGTTGCAGAGCTTAACACTAGAATAGAAAAAGCTACTGAAGAAGAATTAGAAGGGTTATTAGAAGAAATTAATAATGCAGAATTAAGTCAAACACATAAGACTAATCTACGTAACGCTTACGATAGAAGAGCAAGTATACTTAACGGTACACCTGTAGCTGTATCTCCTGAAGAAGAAAACCCTTTAGGTGCTTTTGGTTTTACTAATAATAACCCTAACGATACAGCAGAGGAAATAAAAAGAGAAGAGGAATCTCGTGCTACTAATCTTCCTAAGGATTTACCTAATCCTAAAACAGAGACTAAAGATGTAGAACAACAAGTTGCTGATACAGCAACTAAGTTATTAGAAACAGATACTACTAGAGTTACAGGACAAGATACTCAAGGTAACTTAACTTATGCTTACGGTAAGTCTACAGAAGGTCACAACTCTGGAGCAGTATTAAGTAGAGAGTTTACACAAACAGAAAATGGAGGAATAGTAACAAGAGAGGAATCTACAGATGATATAGAAAATCTACAAGTGTTAGATCCTGAAGTATTACAATCAGGTACTCCGTTAATAATGGAAGTAGATACTGATTACATAGGTCCTAAGTATGATCCTTCTTCTAGTACTAGAGAAACTACTTCTTGGGTAGATAGATTAGCAGTGTTAAAAGCTAAAGCTGAACAACAAGGTATTCCTTTAACACAGTTAAAGGAGTATATTGCTGAAGTACCTATTAAGGTAACTATGGAAGACGGTACTACTGTATTCTACGTACACGATAATGCTTGGTTTAGAGAAGAAAACCTTGACAATACACCTGATGCTATTGCTCAAGATAAAGCTAACAACTTTAAAATCAGAGAACAAATAATCAAAAAAGGTAAAGTTACTACTAAAGTATCTTATAAAAGTTTTGGTCATTTATTCAGAGCTTACGATGGCTCTAAGATTACTACTTCTGAAGCAATGCCAGATAGTGACTTAGCGTTATCTGTTTGTAAGAATGAATCTTTAGATTTTACAAAAGGTAAACTATTACCAACTACTTTACAAGAAGGTAGAACTTATGCAATAGTACCTGTAGGACCAGATACTTACTTACCTGTTCCTTTAGAAAGAGCTCCTATTACTCAAGAGATAGTTGATTCTATTATGATTGCTGTAGAGGCTCACCTTTCAGGTGACACTGAGAATCCTGTTGTACAGGCTATCGGTAACTCTAACTTAGGCTTAGACATTACTACTACTGAAGGTTTAAATAAATATGTTCAACAATTTATCTACTTGTATCCTACAGAGAAACAAGAAGGTATTGAGAATCTTTTAATTAACCAAGGTGGTTCTAAAAGTACTTTGTCTTCTAGTAGACCTATTATTGCAATAACAGCAACAGGTATCGAGTTTGGTAAACCTGGTGTACAAATGGGTTCTTTTACTAATCAAGATGGTGTTAAAGTACAATCTTTTGCTGTAGTTCTTTCTAAGAACTTTAAGAAAGATGCTAAGACTACAAAAGGTTTAGCAGCGTTAAGAGCTATCTTAGAAAGTGGTAATATACTTTCTCATACTCGTTTAGAAAACTTACAAAAGAATCTTGACAGTGTTATCTTATTAGATAACCAAGGAGCTACTAGAACTATTAAGTACTCTCAACAAGTAAAAGATTCTACAGTTACTAATCTACGTTCTATTAATATAGGTACAGAGGAAGCACCTAAGTATGTGTATACTATACAACCTACTATTAAGTTTGATGTAGCGTTTGCTAAATTAGATAAAGTTAAAAAAGCTAGTTCTACTACTAAGAAAAAAGTTACTGTTCCTAAAGTTACTGTAACTCCTGTTGCTACTAAAACTACTATTCCTGTTACTACTACAGTTGCTGTATTACAACCAAATGATCTTCAACTTAATGTATCTGCTACTACTAAAAAAGCAGGTATGGATTCTATTACAAAGCAAGATTCTAGCATAGAGTCATTTGATGAAAATAAGTTTATCAGAGTAACAAAAGCTAATGCAGATGATGTTAATGGTAAATATTATGCTATTGATAATGGAGTACTAAGAATAAGAATTAATGGAAAAGATGCTGTTTCAGGCAGAACAGGAGGAGCAACCCAAATAAGTGTTAAAGTCCCAGTAGGATTTAATGAAAAAGTCTTTGCGGAAAAACTTAAAAACATAAGTCATAAAGACGGTGTTACTACTGATAAAGCTGTACAACAAGTTGTTAATGATGTTAGAAAAGCAATCATAGAAGCACAATCAACTTCCGCAACTACTTCTACTATAGAAGCTAAGAAAGCTGATATAGAAAGAAGAAGACAGACAGGAACTAATGTTAGAGGTACAACTTATAAAGGAGAAACTACTGAAAAAGATGAATTAAAAGTTACTAAGTATTCTGAGTTTTTTCCTGATGGAAAAAGGATCTCTAAAGGAGGTAGAATAATGTTACCTGCTGAATTTATAGAAGAGTACAATATAACTGATCAAGATTATTTAGATAGTCTTGAAGGAGCTACAGAAATAAGAATATATGAAGTAAGAGTAGGAAAAGATGGTAGATCAGGTATAAGCATACAAGGAACTTTTCCAGAAGGAAACATAGAAACGGATGTTGCTGGTACAGAACTAACTGCTTTAAGTGAAACTCGAGATGACATAGAAGCTCAAAAAGCTGATGTAGAAAGAAGAACTACAAAAGTAATATCTTCAGAAATTGTAGAAAAAGGGAACAGAAAAGGTCAAACAAGAACAGTAACTCAAACTAATTCTATAAAAGATGTAGAAGGTACAATAGTAAGTGTAACAGAATATGAAGCAAAAGTTGGAGATACTACTATCACACTGGGAGGTAAATCAATGACTGTTAAAGAGTTCAAAGAAGAATTTCCATTAGATGAGGATTATGAAGAAATATTTGCAAGTTGGCCAGATTTAAATGATGATACAATAATTACAGTAAGAAAAGTAAAAAGAACGCCTACTAACTCAAGGTATAAAACTGTTGTGAATATTTTCAACCCTGTGTTAGGGGGTGAGATGGATATAACTATTAAAAAAGATGATACTAAATATGATGCAGAACTAGCTGCTTTAAAGCAACCTGTTGCTGGTAAACAAGTTCAGATAGATGATATAGAAAGAAGACAAAGAGTGGCTGATATAATTACATCTCAGTTTGAATTAGGTGTTGAACTTCCAAAAATTTTAGAAACATTAGCTGAACAAGGTTATGTAGAAAAGATTAATAATAGTGCATTTTTTAAACAAAGTGTTGGTAGAGATGCTATAGTTTTTAATATTGATGGTGCAATAGTACCTATATATAGAAGCTCAGAAGGAACAAGTAGTAAAACAAAAGGTAAGTGGTATCCTTTTTTCTTTAATGCAGGAGACTGGTTAGTTAAAGGAATGGCTGATAGTTATAAAGATGGTTACAATAATCCTATTATTAAACAAATATTAAATAGTTTAAATACTAATTATACCTATGACAAACCAATTGCAAAAGTAAATGGTAACAATAAAGAGGTATTAGTATTATTAGGTCTTGAAGGATTTGATGAAGAAAATAATGGTATCTATGATTACCAAAATTATCTTGCAGCATCTATAGTATTAAAAGATTGGCAAAGTAAATTAGGTAATATTGATGTGTCAGGTTATCAAGAGTATCTTGATGGTGCATTATCTGGGTTAATAAAAGCTAATCCAACTTTAAAATCAGAAATAGAAAGTGCATTTAAAACTGCATCAGATAGTTTTGCAGAACTAGCTGCTTTAGAACAAAGCACAAGTGTTGTAAAAACTCAAAAAACAGAATTAGAGAAAGTAGAACAGGTTAAAGATGTAGTAATAAATGGAGAAAAATATTCATATTATCCATTAGCTGTAAGCCAATCTTCAGGAGCATCTGTGTTAATAGCAAACAAAAAATCTATTTTAATATCAGACGATTATGGAAATATTTCTGAGTTAGAAACAGCTGAAGAAAAGATTACAGAAAACGATATTACAGCAGGTAATATTTTTTACATGACTGTAGAAAAAGGAGTTCCTAGAATTGTTTCAATAGAAGAAAGTTTACCTGAATTAGGTAATGAAAATGGTTTAAGAACTTATTCAATGAGAATAACTTCTTATGACGCAGGAGGATCAAAAGAAATAGAGTCAGGAATTGGTGATTTAGGAAAAATAAAATCATTAGAAAGTAGTATTGGTAAAAGTGATCTTAGTAAAAAAGAATTAGCTTCAGAGTTAAATAAACTAGGAGTAAAGAAATTAAAAGTAAAGCAAGGACTTATTGTACCTACAATACCTTCAATTACAAATCAAGGAAACTTTGAAGAAGATAATACTATTGAGTTACCTAACGATTTAAAGATAGATGCTGCTATTACTTTTACATCTAGTAATGTTTTTCAAAAAACTTTTAAATCTATAACTACAGCAATTGTAGCAAGTAAGTTGCAATTTACTAAACCTGGTAGATTTATAACTAAAGAAGGAACTTTAACTAAAGAAGGTGAAGAAATATTAAAAAAATTAACTTCTACTGCTTCTCCTAAAAATTTAAGAGAGTTAGATGCTTTAATTTCTAGCAACTTAGATAAACAACTTTGGGAAAACGAAAAAGAAAATAGTATAAACTCTATTGTTTTAGACGCTATTACTCAAAATAAAAAAGTAGCTAATTCGTTATTAAGTACAGGAAGGGTAAAATTTAATTCTGAATATAGTAATGCATTTGTTGCTACTAGAGAAACTATTAGAGCTAAAAACAAAGAAAATATACAACAGTCCTTTAATAATATTCCAAGTTTAAAAGAATTAAATTCTCCTGCTTTAGAACAAACTACAGAGCAAGTTATTGCTAACTCTCCTATTCCTTCTGCTGAACAGCAAGTTGAAGAAGCTATTGATCCTGAAACAATCATAGAACAAGAGGCTATTCAAATGTTAGCTGATCATACAATTGAAGAAATTAATGGATTCTTAGACAATATTAATATAGGTTTAATCACTGAAGAAGATTTACAAGGACAATCTTTAGAACAAGTTAAACAAGCAATTAACAGAGCTAAAGAAATACATAAAAAGAATAGTGAGAAGAAAACAACTTTCCAATTTCCTGGAAAAAAGAGTATTACCGTTGATGGTAACACTAAAGATTCTACGGATATCTCAGAGGATACTTTTGATTATTTAATTAGTCCTCTAAACGAAGAACAAGTAGACGAGTTAAACGCTGAGGTTGAAGCAATGATTATTAGAGGTGTAGACTCTGAGACACAACGTTCTTTAATTGCTTATATATCTGCAGAGATTATTCAAAAAACTCTTGCTGAGAAAGAAGTAGGTGGAGCGAGAACAGTGAAGGTTAAAGATATAATGGATACCAATAAAGAATACTTTATTGCCTTAGCAGAGTACTACAAGGAAAACGGTTTACCTAACAAAGCTAAAAGATTAGAAGCTGTTGTAGAACAGTTTGATAAAGTAGATAGGTTAGTACAACAATACATGAGTCTTCTTACTACAGGTACAGTAACTTCTAAACCAAAAACAGAAAGTGAAGAATCAGTAGGATTAGAGAAGACTTTATACACTGATGATTGGGCGTTTACTATCGATTCTAAATCTACAGCTTCTGGAGATTTAAAGAAATTCTTTGCTAATATACAAGCACAGGATAAAGACGGATTAAAACAAAACAGTCTAGGGTTAGAAGAGATAATGCCTTTTGATGCAGTATACGATACTCTTCACGAGATATTAGCTAACAAACCTGCTGACTATACAACAATGATGGAGATTCTTAAGTTGTATGCAGAGAATTTCCCTTGGATAAACTCTGTAGTAGAATCTATAGAAAAAGCTCCTGAACGTATTAAAAACGAATTTGTTTCAGATATGGCTAAACACCATATAGAGATGTCGTTTGTAATGTGGGAAAGAAACAAAAACGGTACTTATAACCTACAACGTTGGTCAAGTAACTCTGCATCTAAAGAGAATAGATTAAGAGCGATGTGGCAATCTAACTTAAGAGGTGTAGGTACTTCTAGTAACATTGTAGTAGTTAATGACGAAGACGAATACGTATTTGACCACGTAGTTGTAGATAGATTAATAACTCAAGCAGAGAAGTTTGCTGAGGATCCTTCTGTGGTTACTAACGATGATATTGCTAATTGGTTAGGTCAATTAGGTATTGTACTTGCTGATGACACTTACGATGACTTACGTAACGGTTTATTCAACAATAAAGGTAAGAAAACCTTTAACCAATTATTTACTCATTCTCAAGGGTTATTTAAAGTACTTACTGCTAAATTAAAAACTATCAGTAATGGTAGACCTAAACCAGGAAAACCTAATACTAACTTAGTAGATAACGCTAATTTAATGACGGATAGTGTTGTTAAAGCATTGGCTAAATTAGACGCTACTAATAGTCTTAATACTTCTTCTAACTCTTTCCAATCGGGTGGTAAAACTGTTTACTCTTACGGTAACAATAACTACTTAGTAAACCGTATGAGAGACTTAACGGCTCACAATGGAGAAAAGTTTATTAACGAAGAACTTATTAAGCATTTACAAGATACTTCTTTTACTAAAGATAGTTTATGGTTAAAAGATATTACTTCTACAGATGCTTTAGGAGAAGCTGCTAGAAGAGAGTTAGGGTTAAACTACTTATCGTTAGAAGCGTTAAAGAAAAAGTTTACACCTTCTCAAGATGATCGTAAACTAAACAACTTGACACCTGCAGAACACGAGGTAATTAAGTTAGGTTTATTCTTAAATAATTCTGGACAAACAATAGGTAAAGAAACTAGACGTAGTGTACAATTCTTTTATCCTACAATGTCGGATAAAACTACTATGTTGAGTATCACTGCTTTAGCTAGAGAGTTAACACTTGAAGAAGGAGTAATATCTAAAGACAACATCAAGTTGTTATTTGATGCTTTAGTACAACCGGAAATTAATCGTATTAGAGATAAACAGGCTTCTGACATTAAAGGTTACGAACCAAACTACTTTTACTTTCTTCCTGCTCTTAATACTCACCCTATTACTATTAATGGTAAAGAGAAAACAGTGTTAGACTTTGTTAAAGATAAAGACGATAGTATTTACTCACAAGAGTTTAAAGATCAAGTAGAGGCTAAAATTAAAGAAACATACGAACAGTTAGTAGAAGACAAATTAAAAGACTGGAAAACTTTAGGTATTGGTAAAACAGTTAAAGACAATAAAGGAAGAGTATCTGAACAATATATGTTTTTAAATTCTTCTTACATGGCCGATGTAGCTAAAGGTATAGGAGAAGCTAAAGTTAAATATGCAGCAATGGATTACATATTTAACAGTTTAATAGCTAACTCTGAATCGTTTAAGTTATTTGCTGGAGATCCTGCGTTGTATGCTAAGTTTAAAAAAGATAAAACTTTACAACAAAACCTTGAAGAAACTTTTATCAATATTGGTAAACGTCTTGCTGGAGATATTGCTCCAGGTATAGAGTTAGCCAACAGTACTAACAATAAGTACCTTCAAGTATTCTTAGAAGATAAGGAGTTAAACAGTAACAATGTTAACGATTCTGTGCAGTTAGAGTACTTCTCTAAGATAATGAAGGACTATAAGAAAAACTATTCAGGGATAGAAGGATCGGATGCTCAAGAGTATACTACTTGGCAAGAACACATCTACGTAATGAAACAATTAGGTAGAATTACAGATAACCAATTTGAAGTATTTAATCGTAAGTTGACTGCTCAAACAGATAAAGCTGCTAAAGGTATTCCTTTAAGCAAAGCTGATAAACTTACATACGAAGAGTTAGGTTTAGTAATGCAACCTATCAAACCTGTATACGTAGGTAACATCGCTGTAACAGATGACAACGTAGACAGAAGAATCTATATTAAGTCTTCTAGTTTCCCATTGATTCCTGAGTTAACTGCAGGTCTACAAATAGAGAAAGTACGTAAAGCTATAGAAAAGTTTGAAAAAGAAGTAGGTGGTAATATATCTTCAGATGGTAACCCTGCTTTTGTTAGAGCTTCTTTTGGTACAGCCAACAAAGTAGGAGCTGTTAAAAACGCAGTAAAACTATTTGATGATAATGGTAACGTAAATGATAACTTAGAAATTAAAGAAGAAAACTCTTTAGTACTAAATCGTTCAAACTTCCGTATCCAACAAGACGTACCTTACAAAAGAGAAAAGAACGAAATCAACGTAGGTTCTCAAGAGATGAAGTTATTGTTCGTTAACTTATTAGACGTACAAATCGATGAGAATCACACAGGGGAACAATTGTTAACTAGTTACAATCAAGCATATAAAGAATTGTACGAATATGCTAACGAAAAATTAGCAGAAAGATTAGGATTAGTTACCGAGACTACTTCTACTCCAGAGTTAGTAAGTTTGTTAGAAACTCCTACAACTACTGCTGTTGCTGATACTCACGCATTAAAAGAATCTTTGAAAGGTAAATCTACTGTACAAAATGTAATAGCTAAACAAAAATTCTCTGAAGAAAAAGGTGAAAATACAATAGATAGAGTTAAATTTATAGACAAAAACTTTGACAAGATTGTAGCATCTTTACTTAAAGACGAGCAAATTAAAGTCTTATTCCAAGACGAGAATAACCAAAATAAAAAATGTGAATAATGGAAAAATTACTTACTGACGTAGAGCAAAAAGAATTAAATAAGTTTGGTAAATTAGAGTTAACAGCTTCACAAGCTTACTTACACCTTACTAATAGAATGAAGACATTGGGTTACTTTGGTGCAGAGAAGTTCTTTGCAGGTGAATCTAACGATGAAAGAGAGCACTATGCTAAACATGAAGACTTTATGAACAAGTTTAATTGTGAATTAAGTGTTGAAGCATTGAGCCCTATTGCTTCTGATGTTAGTAACATTAAAGAAGCTTTAGAAATGGCTTACCAAATGGAGGTAGACTTATTAAACGAGTACGAAAAGTCTTGTAAACTTCCAGAGTTATCAATAAAAGTTGTACTTTTGTTACAAGAGTTTGTTGAAATACAAAGTGGTGCAGTTGGAGAATACGGAGATCTATTAGCTAGATTAACTCTAACAGACAACATGTTATTATTCGATCAAGAACTAGGAAACTAAAAGTACAATTATGGCTTGTCAATATTTTGTAAACGGAGAATGGATCTCTGAGGAACAGTTTAAAGAAGTTTTAAACAATGGTTTATTAGATAATTTAGTAGCCAACGGTACTGTTAAAGAAGAAGGATTTCCCGTAGATAATACTAAACTCCTTAAAACTGAGACAGTTACTACTACTAAAACAACTGTACCTGTAGAAAAACTAGCAGCAATCTTAGCAAAAGAAGTGAGTACTCGTTCAGGGTATCCATTAAACATGTTAAGTGCTCTAGAGTTGAAAGAAGACAAGTCAGACTTTAAAATTCCTTTATGGGCTTCTCCTTACGCAAGTAAGTTTGAGTCTTTATTAACTTCTTTAGTAAGTAATAAAGTAGTTAAACAAAAGTTTGCTGGTACATCAAGTGTATTAGGTTCGGAAGAAGGGTTTAGAATTAAACAAGGTGACGAAGCAGCAGGTAGTTTAAAGGACTCCTCTATTGTATTTTCAGACAACTTTGATCCTGAGAAAGGTTTACAACCGATGAGGGTAGATCCTAAAACAGGTAAAATATTACCTGCTCAAATAATGTTACCTTTTAAGTTTAGAGACGAGTCAGGTAACATATTGTTTATCAACGATTTCCTTAAATTAGATTCTTCAGGAAGACCTTTAAGAACTCCAGACGGAAGAGTAACTATTGACGATAGTAAATTACCTGCTAAATTAAGACAGTTATTTGGTTTCCGTATTCCTACACAGGAGCGTAACTCTATGGCTGCTGTAGAAATAGTAGGGTTTTTACCTGAAGCAATGGGAGATTTAGTACTAGCTCCTAGAGATTTTACTAAACAGATGGGTTCGGATTTTGACGTTGATAAGTTGTACAGTTACTTGTATAACCACTTCTATAAAGACGGTAAATTATACACTAATTTCCCAAGTGATAAGAAGACTATTAAAAAACTAACAGATGCTGCTAAAGAACATTTAGCTACATTGAAAAGTTCTTTAAAACTAAATAGTGCAGAACAAGCATTGTTAAATGCTTACATTGATAACAAGTTAGAAAAAAACGATGATAACGATCAAGACGAGTTGCTTACTAAAGCTACTACTCTTATCGCTAGACTTACTAATTCTCCAATAATGGAGGAGATAGAAAACGTTACTAACGATTTATCTATTTACAACAGAGCTTACAAAGCTTCTCGTCAAAATAAAATATTAGACATTCACTTATCAGTGATGTTGAGTAATAACCCTGAGGTTATTAAATCTATTATTGCATTAGATTCCTTTGGAGATTTTGAGCAATTAGCTCAAGACTTATATAAAGTAAGAAGTGAGCGAGGTTTAATTCCTCCTATTACCACTATTCTTTCAGATACTTATCAAAGAACTAAATACATTAACGCTACAGCAGGTAAAACTGGGGTAGGTTCTTTCTCTTTAGATTCTACTTTTAATGCATCTGCTCAAGGTAAAGAGTTGACCATCATCAATATGGACGATGAGACTCAAACAAATGTATTTGGTACCCCTATAGAACCTAAGAATCCTACTGCTGCTGAAGTATTAGAAGCTAATATGACTGTTGCTGCTTTTGGAACTAACGTTTCTAAAGGAGATTTATCAGACAAATATACACTACGTTCTAGAAACTTAATCAACAAAGCTAAAGAAGAAGGTAGAGAACTTACAGAGGAAGAAAAAGATTCTTTAAAGATGAAGTCTACTATTATTAGATCTTTACAATCTACAGCTGTGGATAATGAAAAAGCTCAAATATTAGATAAACTTAACATCAACGATCAAACTATGGATGCTGTTAGAGCCCTTACTATATTAGGGTTTGAAGAGAAAGAAATAGTAGGATTGATAACACAAGAGATTATTTGGGAGTTTACTGCAGCATTAAAGGATAACGGTTCTTCACTGACTCCTTTCCAAGCTAACGCTGCAGAAACTTTATTTATTGATTTAGTAAAGAAATACGATCCTGAAGGTAAACTAGCAGAATTAAAACCTTACGAATTAGAAGCTTTACAAAGTGCTACTAGTGAGTCATTAATGAGTGACATCAATACTCAAACGTTACAAGAGTTAAGCGTAGGACCAACACCAGATGCTAATCTTAGACAGTTAGCTGCTTTAGCTAAATTCCTTAAACTTACTCAAATAGGTAAAGATATTAAGACCTTACAGTCTACTATAAATACTGATTCTAAAGGTGTTCCTAAATCTTTAGTAGAAACAGATGCTAAAGTAAAACAAATAGAAAGGTTAGCTGCTTCTAACATCTTTAATGCTACTAAGTTGTTAGGAGAATATGAAGGATCTAAATTAGTTACACCTACTACTCTAAATGGTTTTGCTTCTAAATACGGTACTATGTTTGCAGATACTATCTACAAACAATATTTCCCTTATCATACTACAGGTTTTAAAGTATTAGTAGATGAGTTACTACAATATATACCTAAAGGTAAAAATGCTTCGTTAACTAAACAAGCAGAGTTACAATTAGAGTTAATGGACGCTGTTAAGTCTTTCCTTTATGGTAATGCTAATACAAACTTGTTTACAGAAAACCCTGATAGTGAACGTGCTAGATTGTTTATAGACACTAAAACTAACAAAAGTTTAGCTACTATACTACAGTCAGTTTCTGAAGAAAAGTGGTATACTTCTAATGGTTTCCTTAATAAGTTATCGTTAGACCAACAAAAGAATGGTCAAGTTTCTAGAGTAAACTTCGAATCTGCTTCAGGAGAAAACTTAGACGAAAGAGATATCTATGACGGGTTTAACTACTTGTTATCTAAGAATTTCCCTATTGGTACTTTTAACGGTATCGATTATACTTCTCGTATGTTGGCTCAAGATTTAGTAGCTTCAGCGTTCTTAGAAGGAGGTCAACAAGGTTCTAAACAATACTTGAAGTATGTACCTACTGCTTACCTTAAAACTATAGGTTTTGGAGATTACTTATCAAATACTTCTTTTAATTACCTTGATACTTTCTTAGGTAATTTAAGCCCTGAAGGACAGTTAATGTATAACAATCCTTCTAGTTTTATGAGACAATACTTCCAAAATAATGCTGATAAAGCTAAAAAGGTATCGTTGTCTGACTTACAAGGTAAAATATCAGCTGTTCCTGAAGGATACTTTACACTAAACGAAGAAGCTCTAAAGGACAATATAGTAGAGATTACGGATCCTTACACAGGTGAACCAACTACTACACAGACTAAGTTCTTATCTATCTATGATAGTAAAGTACCAGGTAAGTATGCATTATTCGAGTTTGACGCTGTAGATAGATTGTACCGTAGAATACCTACTTTACAAGGTTCTTTCGGTTTTGTATCGTATAACTCACAAGTTGGTACACCGTTACCTATTGAAAAAGCTAACAGAACTGTTAAACAAGAAGGTAACCAAGAAATACCAGGTTATACTTTACCTCATACACCTACTACTCCTACAAAGTCTTTTGATGTAAACGTGGTTAACAATACTGTTAAACCAGTAACTGCTAATACTTTACCTATTTCAAAAACATTGTCTGGTACTAAAGAAGCACTAGACGATTTAATTAATAATATACAATTTGAAGACGGAGTATCTAGTTTAAACAGACAGTTGTTAAGTTCTTTAAGAGATTTACAATTACCTGATAACTTTAAAGTAGTGTATGATGATACTTTAAGTAGTAGAGGAGGTTATAGTTATGACAAACAAATATTGTTTATTAACTTAAAACATGAAGCTAATCAAAATATTGACGGTTTAGCTACCGCTGTTGCTCACGAATTAATACATGCTTTAACAAGTGAGGCTATTTATGAATACCAAAAAGGTGATTTAAGTAAGTTAACAGCTGACCAAATTAAAGCTATTGAGTCTTTAAAAGCTTTACAAGATAAGTATATTGATCATTTAAAAACTAAAGGTGAAGCAGGTGCTTTACAAGCATTTAAAGATAAATATGAAGCTTGGGTAGCACGAGGTAAAACAGGAAAAGTAGGAGTTTCTGCAGAAGATATTTCTAAGTTTTATGCAGGTATTAAACTATCAGAGTTTGTTACTATGACTCTTAGTGATCCAGGTTTTCAACAACATCTAGCTTCTGTTATCGATGAGTCAGGAAAATCTCTTTGGGAACAAATTAAAGAAGTTTTAGGAGAATTGTTAAATACTTTAGGTTTAGATATTAAACCAGGTTCTGCTTTAGCATCTGCTGTAAAAAGCTCTATGGATTTAATTACTGCTAACCAACAAGCAATGGGTACTAAATTATTTGTTACTAAAATTGATCAATTTAACTACTCTTACGATGCTGTTAATAACGTTGTTATCCACAATGCTAAAACAGGTGATAAAGTAGAAACTAACGATACACAAATTAATAAGGTATTAGTACAATATGCATTAGCTAATAATAAGGAACAACGTGTGTTTAATGGTTCTACTTATGTTGCTATTGCTGATAGAATATTAAACATTAAAAACGCTAACGAAGTAAGTCTAGAAACTTGGGAGTCTGCTAAATCTACTAAGCCATCTACTAGTATTAAACCTACAATAGATACATCAAGAGAATGGAAAGGTGATTTAGAATCAAGACCTGTCTATACTTCTGAAGGAGTTAATACTATGAGAACTACTTCTGCTAAAGCTGATGAACATTTTGGTAATCCGTTTAGTGAAGCAGGCTATGGTAATACTATAAAAGTAGCTAGCATAGGTGCGGCTGTCAGAATGTATAAGGATTGGTTATTAAACAATGCTGTAACTGAATCAGAAATTGTAAAAGGAAATGTTAGTGACTTAGCTAAATTTGATAACCAAAGAGCTTGGATACTTAATCAAATTAATCAAGGTAAACTTGATGGAGCTACATTGCTTTATGCTGGTAAATCTGAAGCAAGAGGTCAAGGTATGCACCCTACAGCATTAGCTGAAGTAGTAGAACAATTAAGAAGTAAATCAACTCAACCATCTACTCAACAACAAACTCCAGTAAGTGAAGTTAAAGAAGGTGTGCAAGAAATATTTGAATCTAATCCTGAATTAGCTAATATAGGTACACCTGAACAATACTCTCAATATCTTGATACTATATTTCCTGATAGTAAAGTAAAAGATATTCTTTATCATGGTACAGCTTCTCCTAACACTATTGAGAAATTACAACCTCAAAATGATAGAATATACTTTAGTGATAATCTTACAGCTGCAAGATATGCTAGTTGGGATCAAGATAATAGAGTACAATTTGAACCAGGTTCTCAAACAAAGTTACAAGTAATACCTGCTATTATAAATTTAACAAATCCTGTAAAATTATCAGACGTTAACTTTAAAGAAACAGAGACTAATAAAGAAGGAGACGGTATTATTGGTACTAATATAGAAGATCCATTAGGAGGTAGAGAAAATCAAATAGTAGTAAGAAATGCTGATCAAGTTTATGAATTAGGTACTAAACAAGATTTAGAAGGATTTAAAAAGTTTATTGCTAAAGATACTAAATACGAACTATTCCCAGGTGTATATGCTAATCAAGGTCAAACAGAAGCTTTAGATAAGTTAACAGATTTCTTAAGCTCTGATAAACAAGCATTCTTACTACAAGGAAAAGGTGGTACAGGTAAAACTACTATTATTAAAAAGATTGTTAAAGAAGCTCAAGCTCAAGGTAACAGTGTATTAGCAATTGCTCCTACTCATAAAGCTAAAAAAGTATTAGCTAAATCATTAAACGATCCAGGTATTAAGTCTACTACTTTAGCAGCTGCTTTAGCTATTAAACTTGATGAAACTACAGGTAAATTTACACCTGATGAGTTTGCTAGAAAAATGGATAAAGTTCCTATTACAAAAACATCTTTAGTAATTATTGATGAGTCTTCTATGATTTCTGATAAACTATTAGAAGAGATTAAAGAGTTACTACCTAAAGGTACTAAGATTATTTTTATGGGAGATAAGGCACAGTTACCTCCTGTAGGTCAAGAGAAAGACAGTGCTGTATTTGATGTTAAAAATAACTATACATTAACAGAGAAAATGCGTCAAGCTGCTACTTCTCCTATTATTAATATAGGAACTAAAGTAGCACAAAACGTAGAAACTACTGGACAAAGAGTTGCTAATCCTATTACAAAAGAAGATAGAGTAAATGCATTTGATGAAGTAAGTGGTTCTTCTATAATTTGGGAGGACAGTGAAAACAAAGCTTTGGATACCTTTGTAGAAGATATAAAAAATGCTAATGGTAATGTTGATTTTGCAAAAGTTATTACTTTTAATAATCAAAACCACAATAGTCCTCAATCTGTAAAAAGTTTAAATACTAAGATTAGATTAAAATTATACGGAGAACAAGCAAATCAACAACAATTTATACCAGGTGAGATATTAACAGCGTACGATACTTTTGGAGGTGAAGATATTTTATTTTACAATAGTGAAGATCTTATAGTAAAAGAAGCTACTGAGCCAGCAAGAAAAACAATTTCTGTAAATGTTACTTCAAGACAACAAGGTAATCGTTCTAAAAGTTTTGAGTTTAATATAATAAATCTTACTCTTAAAAACGAAGAAGGTAAAGATATAACAGTTCCTATTATTGCTGAATCAAGTAAGGAAGAGTATCAAAGAACGTTAAGTCAATTGTTTAAAACAGATAAACAAATGGGTTATGCTTTAAGTAGTAAATTTGGTAATTTAGAGTATGGATACGCTATCACTTCTCATAAAGCCCAAGGATCTACGTATACTAATGTTTACGTGATGGAAGACAATATTATGGGTAGTTCTAACGGAGGTTCTATGAAGGCTAAAAGTCAATCATTATACGTAGCTGTTTCTAGACCTACTACTAAGTTGGTAATGGTTAGTCAAAAAAACAACCAAAATATCACAGAGGGTACTTTTAGTATGAGTAACTTAGGAGATATCGATTTAGGTAATTATACAGATAAAGATAATGCTTATAACAACGATGATTACGAAGCTTATTCTAGAGAAATGTATAACAATGACCAAGATCAATTGTTAGCAGAATCTCCAATAAGTAGAGATAGATTAGAAAATTATTTGTTACTTTGTAAATAAAGAAGACAGTATGAGTGCAGCAACATGTATCAATAAAAATACCCCAGAGTATAAAGCATTGCTAAGTCAAGTAGGAAGCGAAAGACTAGCAGTGTTAGCTATATTAAACAATGGTTACGAAGTACCAGATGTACGACCTATTACAGAGATTAAGAATGCTATCAAGTTTAAATCTGAGGTAGAAAACTTTGCAGGTATTGCTGCTAACTTAAGAAGATATAATACTAAAAATAATACTTCCCACTACTTTACTTTTACTAAAGCTTTTGGTAATACGTTTAAACTAGAGTTGAAGTATAACTACTTACCTGTTGACTTAGAAAGACAACGTCAGCGTAAAGCTAGACAAGGTGATCCTATGTATATGGTGGTAGGGTTTAATCAACAAGGTTTTAACCAAGTGTATCCTAACAATAATAGACAAAGTAACCTTTTTGAAGGAGCTATTACAGGTAAAGAAACACCTACTACATCTACTTCTACTATAGAGGAAGAAAGAGATTTAGGTTTTTACAATGGTGATGCTGCATTACTAGAACAAGAATCTAGAGACATGGATTTCTTAATAGAAGGTTCAGGAAAGAAAGTAGTTGACTTAGAAAAACGTAGAGAAAGAAAGATTAATGACGAGATTATTAAGCAACGTCAGTTACTAAAAAATGTAACAGATGCTGATTCTCTACGTTCGATTATTAATAAGATTGAGGGACTAAGAAAACAATTAGACCAAGCTGAAGGAAGAGTAGTTGTAGCACAAAACATTAATGCGTTTGAGGACGTATTACAATTTGGTAATTCTCAAGTTAATGAGATACAAAAATTACTTAGCAATCCTGCAGTTAGTTACGAAGATGTTTATTATGCTCAAAAAGTATTAAACCTTTGGTTAAAAGCAGGTGACTTCTCAACACCAAGTGAGGAACATATTTTCCTAGACGAATACGAGTTTAATACTCCAGAAATACGTAGTGCTTTTAGAGAGATAGCTTCTAAAGCATCGGACTTACAAAGTCACTTAACAACACTTAAAACTAACTATGTATCTAACTTTGTTAGACAGTACACAGATGGTAAATTAAGTAAAGAAGAAATCTTTAAGCATTTAAAACAAGTTGGTAAAATAGGTACTACTACCTTAAACTTATCTCGTCACGATGACGCAATGTTACAAGCTATCTTCTCTGCGGTAGAACAAGCAAATATGAATGCTAAGTTAGAAGCAGGAGAAGTATGGGAAAAACTAGATGTATTATCTAAAGCTTTCTTAAAGAAATCAGGAGGTAATTTTGATATACTTAAACAAGTAGACGAGAACGGTTTAGAAACAGGTAGAGCAGTATCTAGATTTGCTACTAGTTTCTACGAGACTAGAAACCAATTGATGAAGAATGCTTTCTGGTCCAGAGACGCTGTTACGGGTAAGTTAAAAAAAAATGATGCCGGTGTAAAAGCTTATTATGATTGGATTAATAAGAATACAGCATCTTTTGATCCTAGAATATTGCTCCCTGATAGTAACCTAGAAGACGGAGTTATTCCTGAAAGTGCACTATATAAGAGAGTTAAGTTTGACGAAGGTTCTAGACAAAAACATATTGCCGAATTAAAGTCTCACTTAGGAGAAAAAGGTTACGAGTACTACATTAAAAGAGTAGAAGCTAAGATAGAGAAGTTTAAGATTCGTAGAGAAGTAGCTTATTCTTCTATTCAATTAGAAGAAGGACTATCTCAACAAGAGAAAGACAGTTTGTTTGATACTTGGCAAAAAGAACATTCTCCTTATTGGGGTATGGATATGGCAGAAAACCCTGTTAGTAGAAGAAAAGGTAAAGATTCTTTCTATTCTCCTAAAGGTATTAGAGAATACGTAGAACAAGTTCCTAAGAAAACTGTAGACGGTGTTACTACTAAGTGGTACGATCAAAACTTTGCTAAGATAGAAGCTGACGAAGATTTATTAGCTTACCATTCTTTCATGATGGAAACGTTAAATACCTTACGCTATACTCTTCCTCAACAGAAACAAGCATTATTAGGAGTAGGTGTATTACCTACTATCCAAAAAAGCTTAATGGATATCTTTCAGGAAAAAGGAGTAATGATGGGTATAGTTCCTTTTTGGGACAAAATGAAACAGTTGCAAACTACTACAGATTTTGCTACTACTGTACACTCTGACGTTGATTCTTTTACAGGTGATATTGAAAAAAATATTCAACTACAATTTATCGAAGATACTAGTGCTAAAGTTCGAGAAATAGTAAAAGAAAAAACTATAGCTCATAAACAAGCAACTGGGAAACCAGCTACTACAGCAGAGATAAACCAATTTACTGCTGAAGCTAGAGACTTCTTATCAAAAAATAAGTCTTGGGATATCACTAAGATCTTAAAAGCATACTCTTTAACAGTATTGGCCCACAAACACAAATCTTTTATAGAACCTCAAATACGTCTTGCTGAACAAGCGTTTAAGAGTCGTAAACAATTGGTTACCAATAAAGCAGGTGAAGTACAGAAGGATGTTCAAGGTAACGTATTAGTACAAGAAGGTAACGATAACCTTAAATCTGCATTAGAGTTTTTCCTAGATTCTGAATATTGGGGTGTAGGAGGACGTAAAGTAGAAGGTGTTACTAAAACTAAGTTATACACTAAAGAAGAAACTGCCCACAAGAAAGAGTTAGAAGCTTTACTTGCTGAAGCTACTACAGATGAGGATAAACAATTCCTACAAGATCGTATTGATTCTCTAGGAGGTTTCCGTACTATGAGTGGTGTAGGAGATGCAGCTTTAAAGTATATGACACTTAAAGGTTTAGGGTGGAACTTTTTCTCAGCATTTTCTAATATTGGTTTTGGTGCTATTTCTAATATTATCCAAGCTTCGGACGGTAGAGAATACTCAGCTAAACACTTAAGAGACGCTTATTTACTTGTTACTAATTCTATAGGTAGAAACGCTTCCTTCAATACTTGGGAAGGTGTTAACGGTAATGCTTTAAAAATTAGAAAATTAATGGACAAGTGGGATTTATTACAGACATCCAACAAAGAGATGTTTGATACATCTAACAAGTCATCAATGAGTAAGTTAAACAGGTTTGGTCCTTTTACCTTACAAGAACGTTCAGAGTACTTAAATATTGCTCCTGTAATGGTAGCAATAATGATGGAGTTCCCTGCTACTAACCCTGATGGTAAAGCTACTACAATGTGGGAAGCTTACGACATGTCTACTGGATCTTTAAAAGAAGGATACACTACTACTACCGATGAGGTAAAGATGTTCCAAAAGATTAAACGTGTAGTAGAAATGAATCATGGTGATTACAATAATGCACTACAAGTTAAAGCTACTATAGGTGGTAGAGCTCTTTCACAATTTCGTACTTGGATGTTTGAAGGTTTTGCTAACAGATTTGAAGCAGAAAAAGTAGATTACGCATTATCTTACGGATTAGACGAAGCTTATGTACGTAAAGGTAGATACAAAAGTTATACTAAAGGGCAACTTAATGTAACAGGTGCTGCAATAGGTACTATGATTCTTCCAGGTATCGGAACAGCTGTAGGTGCAGGTGCAGGTTATCTGGCGGGTAAATTTTTTGGCATGCAGACTGAAGAGTCAGCAATGGGGGATACTTTGTACACTCTTAAACATTTAGCTCGTAAGTTAATGTTTAGTAAGAGTAGAAGTACAGATTTTAACGAAAAGTTTTCTAAAGTAGATGCAGCCAACATGCGTAAAAACATGACCGAATTATACATAATTTTAGGTCTTATGGGGCTTGCTTTAATGTTAAAAGCTTTAGCCGGAGGAGACGATGAAGAAGAAGATGCATCATTCGCTACTAACTTCTTATTAAACCAAACTATTCGTCTACGTACAGATATTGGGTTCTATACTAACCCTTTAGAGTTTGAGAAACTTACTAAAACAGCTGTACCAATGGCTCAATTAGTATCTGATGTTACTCAAGTTATGAGTGACATAGGAACACACTTAAACGATAAAAAAGATGACGAAGTATTTAATTCAGGATCTTTTAAAGGTGTCCCAAAATGGTTAATACATACAGGACAATTACTTCCTGGACCTGCTCAAGGTATACGTTTGTATAAAACAGGTGACAAAGTAATAGATTAATATCAATATACCCCCTCGGCTTCCCGTTAGAACAGCTCGCTTAGAGGGGGTTTTCTTTTTAATTTAGTAAGTCTTCACAAGCATTTACAAAATGATAGTACTCGTTACTAGGACTTTCTCCACATTCTATTTCGTCCAACATCAATTGGAAAAAATCTTCTACATCATCCTTTGTATGAGGATGTTTGACTATAAAGTCTTTCTTGAAGTTAATAGCTTCTGTTAATACTTCTTTCATATTAAATAAGTTTACCACAGCGTGTACATGCTGTTACATTATGGTTTACAATTATTGCGTCACAGTAATAACAACGCATTACTGCTTGATATCTATAAGTCTTCATAGTACTATTTTATCAAGTTTATACTTTAATACTTTGTAAGCAGCTTTCAATGCTGCAGATTCTTTAGTACCATCAATAGTAGTATCTTTTGCAGGTGTGTGTTTTCGATTTGCTCTTTCATCGTAAAACTTCATTCTTTCATTATAATACGATAAGTGTAGTTTAGTTTTAGTATGGTAATCAGTAAGAACTTCCATAAAACTAATAACCTCTTGTTCTATCTTTTTAACTTTGTGTAGACTCTGCATCTTGTTGTTTCATTTTAGTTACTACATTCTTTACCTGTCTTTCCGTCAACTCTGTTACCACACATCTTCCAAGATCGTATTTATCTCTTACTAACTTAGTAATCAAGTGTAAAGCATTACCATCACCTGTTGCTATTTGTTTCCCAATTTGAGCAATAGCAAAAGACATGTTAGCAGCAACTACCTCATCAACTTTCCAAATCTTGTCTCGATTCTTTGCGTTCTTTAGTGTAGCCATGTTGATGGCCTCACGTACTTTTTCTTTAACTTTCCCTTGCATAAAAGGAGTGTTCTCTAATTCTAAAGAACACTCCAATAATACTTGCAAAGCTGATAACATTATAATATAAGTAACTGCTTCCGGAGAAGCTTTACCTGTTTGTTTTTCTTTGCTCATAGTTTTAATATTTCTTCAACCATTGTTTCTATTGTAAGAAATTCTTTTTCTTCTTCTTCCTCTTCGTATTCGTCTAGAGGTTTAAATCTATGTAAAGAAAATGCAGGTTCTTGTTCTCTGTTTAATAAAGTGATAAACACTGTAGGATTCTTTAGTTCTTTAAGAAGCAATCCAGGTACTATATCATCATTATCTAATAGAGCTCTTACTGTATACGTAGTACCTTCTTTAACCCAATAAGGAAAAGTTACATACGTAAAAGATTCTTTACCAGGTTTAACCTTATCGTCTATACAAACTACTTTCTGTCCTACTCTAACACTCATAATAATTTCTCTAATATTAATACTTTCTCTACTTTATCGACTAGATCTTTAATATTACTATCATTGATTATAGTATATTTAAACCTAGCGACATCTAAAGAACACTCAGAAGGATGTTCAGGTTTAGAATAATCTTTACCGTATAGTAAACCGTCTTTGTCTCTACGTATAACTTGTATCGTAATACCTTTTAACTTCTCTACAGCTTTTAACTCATTAGGAAACCTTGTATCCGTAATAATCCAACTATCATCTTTAGTATAACTTTGTACTAGAGAGTTAACCCATACGTTAATATGTAAGTGATCTCTCATAGCATTAGTTCCTAAACGTTGTAAAAACTCTCTTACAGTCATTTGTTTACTAAAACCATGTTGGTCTACGTAATTCCATATTTCAGGTAGATAAGATTCTTTATAAGTCTGAGACTCTAAATCTTTACGTGTACAACCTAACATTAGACACGCAATGTCTTTTAGTTTATCAGCAAACTTCTTGATTTCCCAAGTAGATTCTTCTAATAAAGGTTCTACGTCACCATTATTTATAAAATCTACTATAACCTCTTTAGGATAATCTAGAAGTAGTAATCTGATAATAGAAGCTGTCAAGTCCTTACCGTGTGAGATTCTTGCTGAAATACTAATAATCATTCTTCTTCTCTAATATCGATTAAAGTTCCTGCTATAAAATCCTTAACAGCTTTTTCTATAGAAACAGCTTCTACAGCTATCCATTCTTTATCCTCTCTTCCGTGAGGTACATAAGTTACTATAAACGTTTTCATAATTGTGGTTGTTTAAATTTGTGTGACTTTAATACTTTGTTCGTATCTGCGTTATAAGTTATATATAACCCATTAACAAATCGACTATACGTTGTTATACCTTTTGCCAAGTAAGTTTCGTGAGTGATAACAGTGTCTTCCAACGTAGTATCTGCTTTAGACATATTACTTTCATAGATTGCATTGATAGTACTTTCTGGATCAATACCTAATTCCATCATTGCTCTAATAGTAACCCATAGTAAATCTCCTAAACCATCTTTTGCTTCTGTGAAGTCGTTTTCTGCACAAGCTAAGTATGTTTCTTTGTACTCCTCTTCTATTAATGCAAGAGCTAATGTAACTCTTTCTCTAGCAGGAAATCCTTCTTCTTTCTTAATTGGTAACCCAAAGGTATCACTCCAATGTGCTATTTTCTCTATCATCATATATTTGTTTTTCTGTTTCACTTAAACTTTTGTAACTATAACTAGGTGTAGTTAAAGCTTCTTGTTCTGTACAATAGGCTACATTCTTATGTCCTATATTAGCATTGCTACCATCTTTTTTAAAACTTAATTGCTCTAATAAGTCTGAGTATCTATTACCTATTGCAGTAGCACTTACATTAAACATCTTAGCTACCTGATACAAAGGTACTCCATCTATTAAACACTGTCTTAAATCTAGTTTTTGCTTTCTGTTAAGGTCCTTATACCAATCTGACTTATTTTCTACCATCTAAACTTATCTTTACCTATACTCTTTCTATATTGGTCAATTTGTTCAAAATTTGGACATTCCCAATTACGGTATTCGCTATTAGCCTTCATCGGATGTTCCCAACTAAACACAGGGTGATCTTGGGACAATAATTCACTGTACACTTGTGCTTCTTTACCCCATAGGACTATTGGTGTCTCTGGTTTATACTTAAGTATGTTATACACAACTGATCCAAAAAATTGTTTCCATAAATCTCTGTGACTTCTAGGTTCTCCTACTCTACATGTCAAGCTACGATTAAGGAGTAACACTCCTCTTTCTGCCCATTCTACCATAGTAGTATCAAAATCTAATAGTAACGTTTTGTTTTGTCTTTCCAAACAGTTTCTAATTTGACACACAGCAGGATTCATTGCTGTAAACATTATATCGGAGTAGGCCAATGGACCTACTCCCGATAATGTATTTGGCTCTGTGCCAATAATTACAATTTGTAATTTCTCCCACGGACATAACCTTAACGCATCAAACACTGTACTTTGATTATAAGGCATTACCTTATTCATAGCGTATTCCATTGCTAGTTTGTCCATTAAGGAATCCATTGAAGGATCTTTTAATAAAGGTCTAAGCTGCATAGCCCAACCTTCTCCTAGGGTTTTTACCCAATACTCTCTACCTCTCATATTTAACGAAATAAAAAAAGGAGAGTTTAAAACTCTCCTTGTGGTTGTAAAACTTTCTTCTTTAGAAGTGAGTCTAAAACTTTTTCGTTTAACTCCTCCTTGTTTAAATTAAGTATCGGCCATACTTCTTGGTCTTTTAAATCTACCTCTGAACCTGGGTTAGATAATCGCTCTTCCCAGCTGTCTTTTAGCACTGATGACTTATTTAATATTAAAGGAAGGGTAAAAGGTTTTCCTGTATAAAAGTTATTTCCTAAGATTGCTTTTTTAGCCTCTTGAGATACTTCAGAATACTTACCGTTATAAATAAGGTTATAGTCTTCTAGGTTCTCTTCAGGAACTCTGAATATAATTACTAGACAATCACCTTTATCGTAATCGTCTACATAATTAGGGAAAGCTGTTATAGTAGAATAAAAAGTTCCAAAATCAACATCTTGATAATTCTCTAATACTAAAAATACATACTTGTTCTCATCGTCATTCACATATTTAGAAATAGTAGTGTCTGAACAATAAGCGTTAATAAATCTATTCGTGTATTTCAAGCGTCCCCACGGATCTTTAATACTACACTCGAACATAGATTTTGGTACATTTAGTAAAGGGAATAAAAAAGTAGCTGTTTTTGTGAATTTTTTTCTACTCATAGTTCAAGTTTTAGTCGTCCTTTTTGTTTATAATATTCCATCGGATATAACCAAGCATCGTTCTCTTGAGCATATTGTAATCTCTCAATAGCTTGCTTAAAACCTTCGTACTTAAGACCTCTAGAAGTTTCTCCTCCTTCGTAACCCAACTTAATTAAGTCTTGAGTTACTTCAAATACCATCGGATTACTTCTTAAGTCTTTTTCCACTACAATATACAAAAAGTTTTCTATATGATAACCATCTCTCAACAAAGTTATTACAGTAGGATGTTCATACAAACCTTTTTCATAAGTAGCTGCTTGGAAATCATACCTGTATGTTAAAAACTCATAAGGAAACGATAAGATAGGTTTACCACTAGTCTTGAAGTCAATAGGAATAATCTTTTTAGTGTTGTGGTTTATTACTACTCTATCTAATTCTCCCTTGATTTGTACACCTTCATAATCAAACTCTATGATAAACTTATCCCAAAACTCTACATTAGGTTGACCTTTAGCTACTACATATTGTTTTGTGTATTCGTCAGATTTTAAAGACATTACACAGTTTAATGCTTTAGCATATTCACTTTCTGTAATTGGTGTTTTACCTGCAATAGATTTTAGTAAATCAAAATATTCACTACCTTCTTTAATAATTTTATCAATTCTAGTATCATCTTTCCAATTACCTTGATAATTGTTATAGTTACAAGCGTCTAAAATATCTTCTCTATAACTTTCTAAAGGACAATCTATTGTTTCTGTTTGAAATACTACACCTGCTACAATATCTATTATTGCTTTTACTGCTTCACTACATTTTGTTTCATCAGGTATTTTAACAAACTTTTCATCAAACTCGTCTTTACTACCTGTCAACATTATATCTACTACTGTTCCAAATATAAAGTGATCAGCTACTACTTCTTCTTTTTCTTGTTGTCTTTTCTTCGCTTCTAAATAAGCTTGAGGACTAGTTAATATCCTCTTTAGGCAACTTTGGTTTTCTTTGTCTATTTCTTGATAACCCATTCTTTTTAATAGTTTTTAATTCGTATACTAATTTACGTTCGTCCAATGTTTCTACCGGAATAAATTCATAGGTTGTTTTTTGTATGTATTTTACAGTATCGTCAGGTAATATACCTTTATTAATAACTACATCATCCATACACTTTAACCACACCATTGCTAAATTACTAATATCCCAATTTGGTACATAGTCTTTAGCTGCTGGTTTCCATTGTATCTTTCTTCTACCAGTCGTTCTATCTACCACCATTTTAACGCTTCCAAAATTAATAGGAGCATATACTTTAATATGTGTTTCTATCGGACCTTCAATAGTAAGATTATCGGGAATATGATCGCTAATATACCCATGCATGGCTGCTACTAGAGCAGCCCTTGCAGAGTAATGCATTCCTGTGTGAATCTTATTGTAACCTATTTTAATAAAAGTTTTTTTATTCTGTGGAATATGAGTGATAAAACGAGGAAACTCTAATGTTAACTCTGTTACCATTATACACGTCTTATACGGTTGTTGACAATAATTGTCATCTCTTCCAAACTACCTTTTAAACCTGTAAGTGCTTGTCTTAGAGAAGATAAAGATAATTCTTTAGGTAATACTTCATGCTCTTTCAACGACTCTAAAGAACTATTAGACAACAATCGTTCTAATTCTTCTTGTGATTGTGTAACATAATCGATATCTAACGTTTTAACATCAACAGGTTTAATATAACCTTCTTCGTTATACTCTGCTAAAGCAATAGGTAGATACTCTATACAACGCATTTTACCGTAATCTTCATAAGGTACACTAACAGCATTCATCGGATTAACCAATACTACTAAACCTACCGAACCAAAGTAATCTTTTCTTAACCAACTTGCGTTACCTACATGCAAACCTTTAGAACAAGTACGTTCAGGATTAGCATCAGCATCTTTTCTATCTAGTTTTACTGGTGTTCCAATACTAATCTCGGTAGTACCTGAATAAGCATCAGTGTATACTGTTCTTTCCGTAGAAGTTTTTAATTCGTGATAAAGAACTTCTAAGTTTCCTAAATAGTTAATCTCTGGAAAATCGTCTTCTAAATCACTAATTTCTCCCCAATTGTTAATAAATTTCTCAATCTTTTTAACATTGTACTCTTGATCATCGTAGTGATAGTAAACACAATAGTCTTCTGGGTTTTTACCTTTTAGTTTTTTAGATAACCACGCTGCAGCTACTATATCATTTTGTTCTTTAGAACCTGCAAACTTAACGTTAGCATTTCTATAAGCTACAAAACAACCACTTTGAGTAAGAGTTAAACCGTTACGTTGGATAAACCCAAATAAGTCTTCTCTACAACGAGGATCAGGATTTAAAGCACATAATCTCCAAAAGTTCATCATTGCTGTTAAATCTTCTTGATCTTCTCTTCTTACAGCAAATTCTTTAGCTAAGAACTCAGGTACAGTGATGTTGATACCTTTCATATACAGTTTAAAACCGTCTACTTCAAAGTGTTCGTCACCTAAGTTTTTGATATTTTCCATCCACTCTATTAGTGTTTGGTTATCTTGTAACTCTTCTTCTTGTCTTTCTAGTTCTAACTCTAATTGATTCTTTGGTGGAATCATCATAGCTACTAATTCTGCTACTTCTTCTTCGTTACTATCGTCAGTTTGTAACGCTTGATCGTATAAGTCTAGAATTTCTTCTGTACTCTCACAAGTCTTTTTATACATTTTCCCATGGATGTTACAGATTACTGTGTTACCCACTCTCATTGCTTTAATCATACTAAATTTGCTTTTGTTAAATTTATAAATCTTTTTGAAGGATAATAAGGATCGTTCATTTGTACTCTTAATACAGCGTCTACGTAACCCCTAGCTTTACTATCCCATCGTTTATGAGTAATATACAATGCTTTAGGAGTTATTCTAATAACAACATGTTGTTTAAGATTTGTATAGTCCAACATTCCAGGCATACTCCTTAATATTGTATCTCCTACTTCAATAGGTTTGTCAAAATAATCTAAATGATTCATACTAATAAGTTTTCGATTTCTTTTACAACTTGCTGTTTCTCAACAGCTTTAGACTTTTTTATTACTCCATACTTCTCTCTAAAGTACATTTTCCAATGTACGGAAAGAGGAACTTTAGGAAAGTTAGGATTAACCAATGCTTGAGTATAACAATAATCAGCAACTACTTCTATCAAAGGATTAAAATCACCACTACGGTTGTGTTCAATCTTTGAGTAATTAAATAAATCTAATACCTTAAGACTTTTAAAACAAGATATTAACTCTGTTAAGTCAGCTTCTAGTTCTAAATCCCAAAAGTTATTATTTTCAGCTAATTTGTAACAAATATCAGTAAAGAAGTTTTTACTACCTGACCAACGAGAATCTAACGATACTAATTCGTTAATGTTTTTTACAATACCTATACGTTTAGTAATAATTTTATACAACGTAGGACTAAACCCTTGAATAGTATTTAATTTGTTACCTTCTTTTATTGTTTTACTAATAAAATCTATCTCTTTTTTATAGCTTTTATACACTTTAAGGGCACTCATAATACTCTTAAACTCTTGATTATCACCTTTCATAAAACCTTCTTTTGTTAATGCATTTTTGAAATTAATCTTTTTAAGATTTGTAGGAGCTATTTCTAAATGCTGTAAATGCTTACCAAATAACATTTGAAAAGCAACACAAATTCTTGATAAGTCTGTACGATCATTTTCTGTACCTACTACTGTTAAAGTGTTTATATCTTCTAAATCAGCAATAGTCTTTTTAGCAGTATTATTATTACCTGTTGGATACCAACTAGCTGTAGACCAACTATAATACTTAACGTTTACTACAGAGTTATCTCTTACCCCTCTTACTTTCTTAATAGAATCTAAATACTCTTGAGTAATTACTTCTTTATCATAAGAAATAGTATTAGCAATAACGCATTTTTGTAGTTCTTTTTGAAAAGCTGTAATTTGGGATCTCCAAGTATCTTTAGGTGTTTTCTTAAGATTTAACTGTGAAATATAAGTTTTTAAAGAAACAAACTTTTTCTTACGAATAAAGTATAACGTATTAATCTTGTATTTTTGCTGTAAGAATCTACTCTTTTTAGCATCAGTGTCTTCTTTAACTCTAAATATACCTCTAAAAGATTGTAGGGCTCCATCTATTAAATAAGTTCCTGGATCATAGTTAGCTGCTTGAAATCTTTCTGTAAAGTGTCCTGCAACTGTATACTCAAAGAAACAATTACTAAATCTATAAGGAAGATTTTTAGAAGGTAAATTAGCATCTTTAAAAGGTTTGTAGTAATAACCATTATCTGTAAATCCTAAATTACCTAAATTAAATACAATACTACCGTTATCAAACTTTAAACAAGGTACTTCGTCTCTTACTTCGTAAAAATCTTTTAAGTTTGTGTATTCTTTAGGTACACTATTCCAACGATCTTCCAACTCTTGTTTAAACTCTGCAAGTTTTTTGTGGATAGCTTCTTTAGTTTTAGGAGTATACTTAACATCCTCTCTTGTTTGGATAATATCTAACTCTCCAATACCAAATTGTAAAGCACAAGGAAAGTATATAGGAGTTAATTCTAAGATTTTCCAATCAATAGGATAAGCTACTTTACCAATACACATGTGTAACTCTGCCCAAGGTGTTTCACCTGTTGTAGTTATCCAAGTATCACCTTTAATAATCTCGAAATCGTTTCTAATATTACATCCATCAGAGAAGAATACATTGTCAAAATAAGCTAACTGTACTCTACATTCCTTTTGGAAAGGATAAATATCGTTAGAGTTTTCTAAATAGATTTTAATTTGAGTACCGTTTCTTTCTGTTGTAGGAGTAGCATCTTCGATAATGTCTAATCTAGGTCCGTTCTCTCCCTTACGTAACATGTACAAGTACTCTAAACCATTGTATCTTGTTCTAATAAAGAAAGCATCTGAGTAACTTAATCCTGACTTTGAACCTAATCCGAAAGCACCTATTGCATTGTTACTTAACTCTTTAGTAGATTTTAAGTAACTAACAAATACATCTTTTACTCTATCTGGAGATAGACCTATACCAAAGTCTTCTGTTGACCAATACCAACCTGCTTCGTCCTTTGCAATTGATACAGTAACTGCATCATCATTGAAAAACGCTAGGTATTTTTTTAAGATTAATAAGTCAGCATCAGAAGTAGTAGCATAGATGGAGAACTCTTTACGTATTGCCTCGAGTGTATTTTCTTTAATAAATTTAGCTTCTGCGTGAGAATCAAAACTATTAGAAACATATTCTCTTACTACTGCTCCAATATTATTCTTGTAGGGATTTTGTAACATGTCCCAAAGTTTATGCATGTCTGAGCTACTAATAGTAGCATCAAAACCATCGAAGTCTGCATTAGAACTAAAGTCTATTTGTTTCTTGGTTTCTAATTTCATTGTTTAATGAATAAATTGTTTAACAATTTGTATCGCATCTTCTTTACCTATACCTTTAACTAGGTCACTAAAGTCAGTGACATTGGGTAATTCTGGTACAAAGAAGTGTGGTACATCATACTTTTCTGTAAAACTTACAGAAAGTTTTTTACCTGCTTGATCATTATCGAACAAACATATTACTTTATTGAATCGTGATTTATACTCGTCCATTACTGAGTCTTTCATCATTACTGATTCTGATTGTAGGCCAATAGCACTTACACCTAAACAATCGTGTAAACTCATTACGTCCTTTAAAGACTTAGTTATAATCAATAACCATCCTTTAGGAGGCAGTTGTGTATAACCTTGATGCACACTATAGTTAGCATTATTGATCCACTTACGCTGTTTAGCCTCATACGGTTGATATATCTTATAACTAATAACACCGTCTTTATCTTCTACATAGCAATAAGCATAATCATGAACCTTTACTGCCACATCATTATAAAACACATGGCTTATAGGATAGACTCTAAACTTTTCTAAAGTAGCTTTGGTAATACCAAAAGCTGTCCAATATTCTCTATCTCTTAAAAACCAAGGTCTTAATTTGATTCCCAATTCTACTTTTTCTTTAGTTACTATACGAGTGTAATTAACAGTAGCTTTTTGTAAATCTACGTTTAACGATGATAGTCCTAAATCAAAAGCTATCTTTTTAAGAGCTTCTGGATAATTAACATTAAACATCTTCATTACCAATACTACAAAGTCACCTGTATCGTTAGTAGCAAAATCTCTAAACATTATAACGTTTCGTTCATCTCTGTGAAAGTATAAGGCAAAAGAAGGAATATTGTCATCTCTTAAAGGACTATGGAATACACCTAGATTACTTGCATCATCTTTAAGGTAATAAGAAAACACATCTTCTTGAGTAACGTGTTTAAGTATATCTTCTTTGGTTATTAAACCATTATAAGTAATTGAATTAAGATTTATAAGTTCTCCCATAAGGTTAAAATAAGAGAGCCTCATTAGTGAGACTCTCTGTAAAATTAGCAATTATATACTACCAATCTTCACCTGCTGGTGTAGAAGTAGAACCTGCTGAAGTACTAGCTACAAAAGTATCTTTCTCAACTCTTGCTAACGCATCTAACGTACCTGCTTTTAACACAGTAGATTCGATAGGTGTACTCATTGTTTCCATAAAAGGAACCCAGCTACGTGGTTGAATGTATTGTTTAACACTAGAAGTAGTACCGTAGTTAGCAAAGATTCTAAATTTACCTGCATTAGGTAAACCTTCTCTAATTAACTTCATACAACCATTCAACATCTCTGCTGCAGATTGAAACTGAGGTAATTGGAAATCTTTACCGTAGATAGCATGTAAAACGTGTTTTAACACTTTACCTTGTTTTTGGATTTGCTCTTCAATAGTAGCGTAATCTGTAGCTTTAGTAATAGTCCAGAAAGAACTGTTACAAGAACCACCGTCAGCATCTGTGAAAGTTAACTTGTAGTCAGGAGAACCTTCTTTATCTTCAGGTTTCTTTTTATCTACTGATAAAGTTACATCATTAGCAATACCTGCATTTCCACCGTTGAAAACTGCTTTCCCTTCTTTTGCATCAAACGTGCTGTCATTCAAATTAATCATCGTACTTGTTTTTTAAAATTATTATTTACTTATTTATTTACTTAATTCTCCCTAGGATTACCACTCATCCTCTTCTTCTGCTTCTTCTTCAGGTGCAGGAACCGTAGCTACTTCTTCTTCTGTATTGTCTACAGCGAATTTTACTCTTTTAGGAGCAGTTTCCGGCATTACCTCTACGTTGTCAACATCGAAAGGCATTTCTACCTCTACTTGATCAACAACATCGTTAGCATCATGCTCAATAGTAGTATCGATACCTGACTCAAAAGTAGGCTCTTCTACATATTCTACTCCTCCTTGAGGTATTTCAGGTAACGAAGATAAATCTGCTTCTAACTCTTCCTCATCACTTATTTCTCCTAATTCTACTTTAGAAATAGTAAGTGTAGGAATATCAGCAATAATACTAGCTCCGATTACTCGTAATTCGTAAGCACCTTCAGCAATAGAAGCTGGTAATAAGTCAAACTCTGCACCTTCTTCGATGTTAATACCAAAGTTTTTAGCAATGTACTCGTAAGTTCTTTTGTCACTTAAAGTACAAGTTTGAGTAAGCTCTAAAGCAGTATCTAACGTTGATTTACGTAAGAATACTCTTTTCTCTGCAGCGTTGTAACCGAAAGAAACTTTATCTTTACCTACTATACCTAAAGCTGTTTGAGCAGCTTTATTAAACTCGAACTTTCTAGCTCCACCTACTTTCTCTACCTTGTGCATTGTTAACACAGCTGTTGAATACTTTTCTTCTTTCTTTTTTCTTTGTGTTGGGACTGCATCCCATAAAATTGTGTTCTCCATCACTTGTTTATTAAATTGTTTGCTTTTTAATTACCGTAATATTCACGGATTGTTTTACTTACTTCTATCAAATCGTTAGGAACTAAACGTTCTTCAAACATATCGATAGGTGTTTTACAAGTATCATTATTACATACTGTTCTAAAGAAATACTCGTTAGCTTTTCCTGGTGTTTTAGCAACATCTGTGTATAATACGATAGAACTAAACGATTCTAACACAAAGTTGTTTAATTGTTTACCAGGCATTAATAATCTCTCACTGCTGAAACCTGCTTCATCGTAAGTTACTTCAGGATGAGCAAATACATAAACAATAATGTCTTCTCTCATCTTGTCGTTGATAATGTTGATAATATCATAGATACTACCACTCATACGGTTCCACTTGTCAAAACCTTTCTCTGCTCTAAACGCATTACTCATAATATAATCAGTACCTAAACGACTAATTGTATCAATGATTACTGTTTTCACATTAGGGTTTTTGTGAGCTTCTTTTAACTTATCCACTACTCTTGTAGTATCAGCTGTTTGTAAGTAATTACCTTTCTCTTCGTTATAAAGTTCTTTAAACTTTCTAAAAGGTAATGCTTTTTGATCACTGTTAATGATTACTGTTTCCTCAGGTTTTAAGTTCCTAATAGAGGTAGATTTTCCTGTTCCTGATCGTCCGATCACGAATACTAATTCTGCCATAAATAAATTATTTTTTGATTGTTTTTACTTAATAAAGATACGAAATTTAATTCGATTTTTCACCTTCTACAGTTACTTTTATTGACACTACGTCTTGATTTTTCTTTAACCATTCTTTAGCTCTAATAACGTCTTCGGCAGTATGGTGTCTTTCCTTAAATAGCTCATAATGACCACCGTGGTAGCTTAACCCCATTCTATAGAATAAGATCTTTGTTGCTTCCACTGTAGCTTCTTCAGCTGTTTGAGCAGTAATCGTTCCTGCTATACCGTGAGGTGTTCCCCATTCTCTTATACTACTTCTCATACTCTACTACGATAAATAATAAATGTTCATACTTATTCATTAAGTCTTTTACGATTACCCAATTACCACCCCCAATACCACATCCTATTTGAGGAGTATGTATTTCCATATACTCTTCTCGTTTGATGGCTATACGGTTTAACTTATCTAAACAACTTTTTAAAGCTGCATACTCAAAGTTAGCACCAGGTAGTAATTGTGTATAACAGTTTAATATTAAACCGTGAGGTGTAGTTCCTACAGAGTAAGTACCTAATCTACTTATTGTAGATAATAGATAATCCTTATCTGCTTGATAGACTTCAGGAAATTGTCGAGAAATTTGTCCAGCAATACCTGCTCCCATTATTTGATAACAATTTGCACCGTGAATCACTAAAGGAGCTTTACCGTCTTTATGTAACTGTAGTAAGTCTCCTTTGATTGTTTTAACTATTCCCATTCTTGTTGTGTTGTTTTGCGTAATACTCGTCTATTAATTTTAATTGTTCAGGTTTACCTATTTGATCTTCGGCTCTTGGTAATTGTGTATAACTACCAATCTCTCCGATAAATAAGAAACTTACTAAAAGATTAACATCACCATCTCTATTCTTACAGATTTTAGCAACACGATATCTATTACGATATTTGGTAATATCGTAACCTAAACATTTGTCTACACTGTAGTAAAACGGAGAAGCTAGACCAATAGCTGTATTACAATCTTCAGAAAGATTACCAGTATTCTTGATATCACTAAGCATTGGTAACCAATTATCGTTTTCTCTTCTGTCCATTTGTTCAGAAGAACGATTAATCTGCACTACAACAACAGGGCTAAAGTTGAACATATTACGAAAGAATACTAAACTTTTAGAGATTTTATCAATAGCTTCTTTTAAAGAACTATACTTTCCTAAATCTACTAATCCTATATGGTCAATAACAATAAGAGTAATCAACGAAGGATCTTTAGGAATATACTCCGTAATAATACCTTCACTATTCCTAACAACTGTACCTCTAGACTCGGCATAACCCATTAAATCTTTATACAAATAGTCAGGATTCAAAGCACTACGAAAGAATAAGTATTTGTCTTGTATCTCTTGCATTTGTTGCTCATACATCGGTATAAGTTGCTCAACTTCAGGGCGAATAGACATTTTACCTCTAGACAATATTTCGTCTAAAGTAGTAAGTATGCCGTAATCTCTCCATATTAAACCTGCTATATGTTTAGCTATTTGATTCTCGGGAGGTATCTCTAAACTATAATAAATAACTTCTAAATTATGGATATAACCAGGGTTATTCTGTAGAAATTCAATAGCTCCATAAACATACGCAGAGTTAACAAAAGCAGTCTTACCAACACTAGTACCTGCAAATATGAGGTCGTAACGTCCTTGCTGGATATTCTTAATGTGATCACTCAAACTATCAAAACCTTGAAAAGGAATACCAGTGTTTAAACCTTCCTTACCACGTTCTATTTGATGCTTAAGTCTGTCCCAATACTTTATCTTTGCCATTTCTTCTCCTTTCTTTTACTTTATTAGGTAATAGTCCTAACTCTAAAGAATTGTTATCCCATTGTACTACTAAACGGACTAAGTGGTTGTTAATCATCTCTAAAGTCTTTACTTCACTAGGTGTCAATCCTTCAAAATCGTTAATAAACTTACCTGTGATTCTAAACTTTTGCCAATTACGAATCTTTGCTAATCGTTGTTTATTTGTTTCTTTATCCATGTTTCTTAATTAATACTAAATGTTTCTTAAATAGAATCGTTGTTCCAATCTAAGCCTTCTTTACCTACTTCATCGATAAACACTTCCCAAGTTTCCCAAAGACAATTATTCATTACTGTTTCCATCATCGGTAAGAACTTCATACTGTTAGATTGTTTCTGTTTAGCAACAAAAGCTTCTAGTGAAAGAATTGCTTTTTCATGCTGTTCAACAGTTTTTATCTTATCCAGATACTTTTTCTCATGCTTTTTGGAAACGAGTGAAGAATCACTAGCACCTCTCAATACTCTAGTTCCTACTTTAATAGGATAACTACTATAAAACTCCCAAAAGTTAATCTTATCGCTTCTAATACCAAATAGTTTCTCTACGTTTTTCTTACTTATTATAGTATCACGAAACTTAACACTACTATCACTAAGCAAGTAAGGAGTATCAACAAGAGTATTTCTAATGCTGATAGCTTCTTGTTTACCTATAAGTAGTGCTACTTCGTCAAACTTTTTATAGTATATTAACCATAGTACTACAGCTTGATTAAACGTTAAAGATTTGCTAATAAGTGTTCTTAAATCAATACTAAACAGCATCGTTTAATAGTTGGAAATCCCATAAAGTATGAAACTCTAAAGCGAAGTTATCGTACGCTAATTGTGCTAACTTACCAGTGACAAAGTACACAAAATGAGAAGTATACATGTAATTCTTAGCAGAAGAAATCCTAACACAAGGAGTTTCTTCGTTAAGGTTTAAGTAAGGTAAGAATTTTAAACTACCTTTCTTCCATTCTACTTTTGCTACATTGTTGTACAGTCTAGTAACTTCAGTAAGTATTGCAAAAGCGTTAATAGCTCGTTCTCTACTATCTTTTGGATCACTAATAGGTCTTACGTCATACTTTAAGTACTTATTAAGTGACGCTACATCTACTACTTCTTCCCATACTGTCTTCTTTGGTTTCCAAAAGTCTTTTCCAAAAGTGTTCTCGAATAACTCTTGAATAGCTTTAGGAGAAGTAGGGTATAAAGTAATAGCTAATTCCTCAGGAATTGCACACACACTAGGTGCTTCATTGTTTTTTGCTGTCATAGCTGTCTTTATTTAATTATACAAATTTAATTTTGTCTTGCTCAAAACCTTTTAAGGCTGAACGCATCCAGATTTCATCCTGGGTGTCTTTTAAATACACTACATAGATCGTAGCCTTCTTACCTCCTTCCATGTTCATAGCTCTCATAGCTTGTTGAATTGCTAGATTTTCACCACTTTTAAGCTGATTAAAT